CCCGACAGCCGGGGAGACGGGCTCGCCCGTGACGTCCACCTGCGAGTAGCCGACTCCCGCGGTCGCCCTGGCCGTCGTGAGGGCGGTCCTTCCGAGCCTGATGTAGCGGCTGCGGCCCGGGTCGTTGAAGATGAAGCCCGGGGCGACGGAGTACTGGGCGGACGAGAGCTTGGAAACAACAACTCGAGACTGGCCGGAGTTCGGGCCGTCGACGAAGAGGACGAGCTGGCCCGGGCCGAGGGAGTCCGAGGTGGTGAGGACGGAGAGGCCGGCGACCCCGGCCTTGCCGACGCCCGGGAGGGCCGGCGGGGCGAACCTTCCGTTCGGGTAGTCGGCGACCTCGTGGAAGGCTGTGGAAAGCGCGTGGTCCTGGAGGGCGTCGGCGGCGGTCGCGGCGAGGACTGCGGCCGACAGAAGGTCCGAGGCGTCCGGGGCGGAGACGGTGTCGACGAGGTCGGGAGAGAGGTGAAAGGCCCCTGTCCCCGCGTGCCCGGCGTAGGCCTCGCGGAGGGCGTTCGCGAGCTCGGCGGCGGACGGGAGGTCCGTGGCGTCCGGCGCGCCGACCTCGTGCTCCTCGTCGTCCGGGACGTGGACGCCGGCCTGGACAAGGTGGAGGTTGAACTTCGCCTTCTCGTCGTTCAGGAGGGTGATGGCGGTCGGAAGGTCCGTGGCGGCGGACGCCGAGATGCTGTTGAAGGTGTCGTTTACGGAGTGGACCCCGGGCCAGGTCCGGTGTGACTCGTAGGCGCCCCGGAAGGAGTTGGCGAGGTCGACGACCGACTGGACGGCGTCCTCCTCCGTGACGGCGTCCTCCCCGGCCACGTTGACAAGGTCGTCCACGAGGTCCGAGGTGAAGCCCTTGAAGTTGACGACGTCCACGGCCGGGACGCTCTCCATCGGGGTCCCGACCTTCACCATCCCGTGGCGGGTCTCCAGGTTCTGGGTGGCCGGGACGGGAGGGGTCCCGTCCCCGAGGACGGTGAACGGGGAGACGGCCGCGTCGGCCATGAACTCGTCCGTCGGCGTGCCTCCCGAGTAGACGGTGAAGCCCTGGTGACGGTGCGCCACCTGGGTCCGCAGGTGGTCCGGGGAGGACACGACGTTCGCCTGGTTCAGGACCTGGTGGGGCGGGACGAGGAGGTCGGTAAGGGTGATCTTCCCGACGGAGTAGCGCAGGTAGTCCCAGCGAGTCCGGGTTATGGAGCTCGGCGAGAAGGCCCCGAACGCGACGAAGGGACGGCCCCGCGCGGCCTCGTCCAGGAAGGAGGTCGAGGAGGGCGGAAGGTTCAGGACGTCGTAGGGGACCGAGATGGACGGGGTCGCCGAGCCGTCGAGGTAGACCTGGAGGCCGGCGGACGGGTCCCGGACGACGCGGTAGACGTGGTACGGGGCCCAGTCAACCTGGTGAAGGTAGTACGAGCTGAGGACGTCGGCCGGACCGCCCTTGTAGACCCCGACATAGCGGCGGTCCGCCGACCCAGGGTCGGCGAGCTTGCTGTCCCTGAAGGCGGCGACCGAGTACCAGTCGACGACGGACTTGGCGACGCGCAGGTCGGACCCGACCACGGGCTCCCCGCCGGAGCCGAAGGACATGGACGGGCCGGACACGCCCGACCTGAGGTCGGAGTAGGAGGGGGAGGGGCCCGCGTACGGGGCGAGGAGGGCCCCGTCGCCGAGGACCATGAGGGAGTTGGCGCCCTTGTTCGTGTAGACGTTCAGGGTGTGGGGCCTGCCGTCGTTCCACCCGAACGCGTACTGGGCGACGACCTCGAGGCTCCCGCTCGACTGGTCGTAGGTAAGGAGGTTCAGGAAGGGGGCGCCCGAGGAGGAGGAGGTCGCCAGGTGGAGCTCGACGTTCTTCCCGGACGGGCCCTCGTCCACGGAGATGAGGGCGCCCGCGAAGTCGAGGGGCTGATGGGGGCCGGAAGCGGGGACGGTCGGGCCGGCGAGGAACGACAGGACGGAGAGGCGGACGTCGAACTTCCAGTCCGTCAGGGGGTTCAGGACCTGATTGGTGACCAGCGGGTCCTCGAGCGTCCAGGCGGCGTAGTCGCCCACCGAGGAGTCCGTGACCCGGAGCACCCGGTTGTAGAGGGACGCCGGCTGGCCGCCGCTGCGCACCCACGTCGGGTCGTCCAGCTCCGGCAGGTTCGCCCCGAACCACGACATGCGCGGCTCCGGGCTCGAGTCGGAGCCGAAGTAGACGCCGGGGGAGAGGCCGAGCTTGGCGAGCGAGGAGCCGGCGATGATGGAGAAGCTGGCCGAGGCCCCGAGGCCCTCGGAGGCGAGCTGCACGTGGCCCGAGACGGCCGACGCGAACGCGAACCCGAGCACGGAGTTGATGCGCGCCGCCACGGAGGCAGCGGTGTTCGTCCCCGGCGGGATGAGGAAGGAGACGGTCTCGGCCGGGTCGGTCCCCATCTGGACGATGAGGGTGTCCCCGTTGACGAGGACGAAGGGCTCGGCGACGGTCCCGACGGTGACGGCCGGGGTCGGGGACGCCTGCAGGAAGGCGAGCTGGACCGAGAAGGTCCCGTCGGACATGAACAGGCCGAAGGCGCGGTCCGAGACGCTCTGCGTCCAGTAGTCGGCCCCCATCCGGAACTCGGCCACCATGGCGTTGTCCACGGACAGGATAGGCTCGTAGCGGACGAAGCCCCGGTAGGCGCCCGACACGAGGCCAAGCTCGGGGACGTCCTCGGGAGCGGCCGAGTCCGTCGAGTCGAGCATGAGCACGCCGGGGGCCACTATCCGCTCGGCCCCGCCCTGGCCGTAGGTGATCCAGGGAGCATCAGGGTCGAGCTCCGGGACGACGGCCGCGGGGTAGTCGACCTGCTTATTGTTCTCGATGAGGTCGTGGTCGACGGGGCTGACGTTGACCCGGACGAACTGCCAGTCGCTGGAGCTCTTCGAGTCGCGGCCAATGGTCCCGAAGAAGGCTTGCTGGATCACGTCGAACCGCGCGTCGACGTCCGAGGGGGCGGGCAGGTCCCCGACGGCGGCGGCCGCGGAGGCAACGATGCCGCCGTTGACGTAGACCCCGACCCCGCCGTCCGGGTCCCGGGCGACACGGTAGGTCCTGTACTGGGTCCAGTCGGACGCGAAGGCGTTCCAGGAGGAGGCGAGCTCCGGGAACCCGCGGTTCGTGAGGATCCCGGCCTGGCGCACGAGGGAGACCTGGTGCGAGGAGTCGGCCGCGAAGTGGACGCCGGCCTGGGTCCCGTGGGCGTTCAGCCTCGCCCGGATCTCGTTCACCAGGGCGACGGCCGAGGCCAGGTCCTCGGCCTCCGGAAGCGATATCTCGTTGACGGAGTCGGCCGCCAGGTGCACGTGCCCGACGCCCGAGCCCTTGGCCGCGTGCGAGGAATAGGAGGCCCTCAGGGCGTTCACGAGGACGAGGAGGGAGGGGAGCCCCGTCGCGTCGACGACCAGCACCTGGTCGGAGAGGTCGTCCGGGAAGTGGGACCCGACGTTCTGCACGTGGGCGTTGAGCTGCGCCTTGGCGTCGTTCGCCATGACGACGGCCGAGGTCAGGCCGGTCGCCTCGGTCAGTATGAAGCCGGCGATCGCGATGTGGCGCCCGTCGGCGACCCCGAAGCTGACGCCGCTGAAGACGCCGTCGGGGAGGAAGACGGCCGGGTCGGCCGACATCCTGGCCCGGAAGGCCGAGGACACGGCGCTCTCGGTGTCGAGGTTCAGAGGGTGGGTGAAGAACGGCGGGCGGCTGTCGACCCCCGTCTGGGTGCTCGAGTCGACGACCGTCAGGGCGGTCCCGCCCGGGGCCAGGGAGAGGGTGCCCTGACCCTCGAACGTCCAGGGGTCGACGGCGTTCTGGGGGAGCGTGAGCGGGTCGTACCTGACGGTCACCTCCGGGACGCGCTCGACCAGGACGGGATAGGAGAGCTTGTTCGTCGGGACGTTGAGGAGAAGGCTCGTCGGGTCGTTCAGGACCGCCGTGTAGGCGCGCTCCACGGCCTTGTACTTCCAGCCTCGGCGGACGGGCTGGAACGGGGCCGCCAGCTCCGGGCCGTCCACGTCCGTGAGCAGGTGGGAGCTCGACCGGTACCTGTGCTTCGGGAGCCCGGCGAGCGCCGTGTTGCCGTACTGGTTCAGCACGAACTCCGGGGAGTTCAGGCGCATGAAGCGAGAAGGGGGGTTGCTGATGTGGTCGTAGTCGACGGAGACCTCGTCGTCCCAGGAGGGCTTGGACGAGAGGACGACGGCGCCCATGAGGCCGAACACCGCGTCGACCGCGGCCGGGCTCCCGTTGACGGTGACCTGGACGTCGTAGGGGCTGTCGGCGGGCTGCCCGTAGCGAGGGTCGAGGAGGGTCCAGGAGAAGGGACCGGTGAGGGGGCCCGGGTAGACGTCCACGGTCGCGCGCACCGGAGGGGCCCCGACCCGGTCGACGAGGTCCACGTGCTGGTGCACGAAGTGGTCCTGCCGGTGGAGCTCGTAGCGGCGCCGGATCTCGTTCAGGAGGGTGACGAGGTCCGACAGGGACCCGGCCGGGCCGACGGCGACGACGTTGTCCGTGTCGGGCTCGAGGTGGACCTTCGGGTCCCCGGACACGAGGACCGCGTGGGCGTCGAACTTCGCCAGGAGGTCGTTGGCCAGGGTGATGGCGGACGCCATGTCCACGGCGTCCCCGGCGTTCGCGACGTTGGTCACGTCGTCCGTCCCGTGGACGCCGACCTGCTCGCCGCCGACGGTCACGAGCCTCGTCCGGTGGAGGTTGTACTGGACCTTAAGGTCGTTGGCGAGGTCGCAGCAGGACTGGACCGTCGCCGCCTCGTCCAAGATGCTGAAGGACGCGCCCTGGAGGCGGAGCGCGGTGGCAGACAGGACCTCGGAGATCTGGAAGGTCCCGTCGTTCCTCCCTCCGGGGGAACCCTCGATCTTCAGGAGCCTCCCAACGTCCGCCTGGGAGAACCCGCCCGAGGCTATCGTCACCCCGGAGAAGGAGGAGACCCTCAGGTCGGACCCGACCAGGAGCGGCAGGGGCTTCTTGACTATCGGGCCCTTGTTGGTGAACAGGGTCCGGTCGGCGACCGAGGCGATGCCGGTGAAGTCGACCATCAGTACACCTCGTTGCCGGCGACGTCGGTCATTCCGGAGGCGACCAGGGAGTATGGGATGTTCTCCATTCGCGTCACGGCGACGGAGGCGAGCGAAGGGCTAACCCACCCGGACCCGATAAACTGGATGGAGCCGCCGGTGAAAGAGAGGTTGGCCGGGGTCACCGGGACCTCCCTCATCGGCTTCGAGAAGAAGGCCTGGACGGCGTCCGCCTCCAGCTTCGGGCCCCGGACGGGGTCGAAGGACAGCCCGCTCTGCGGGAGGGCGGACGCGAGGGACGGACGGACTGCGAGGGCGACGAAGGGGAGGTCGACCGGGACAAGATGAGACCTCGCCGCGGGCTGGGCGGGGGGAGGGGAGACCGGGAGGCCGTTGTAGACGTGGTGGTCCATCAGGCTCCCACGGGCCCGGCTCTCGGTGCCGTCCCTCATGTGGGCGGAGGAGAGGACCATGACGTCGAAGACCGGGGCGGAGACCATCCGGTAGCCGGCGAAGACGTGGGGCCCGACGCGGACAAGGTGGGACGAGAGGACGTAGGCCAGGTCCGCCACGAGGACGGCGAAGGACTCGAGGTCCGTGGCCGGAGGGGCCGTGACCGCGGTCGGGTCTGCGTGGTAGTGGTAGATCGCGGAGGCCATGTGGGCCATGACCTTCTGCCGCACGTCGTTCGCCCCGGACATCGCGGAGGCGAGGGGGAGGAAGGCGTAGTCCGACGGGGTGACGATGTTGACGTCGTCGTCGACCTGGTGGCCCGCGGCGCCGGGGACGATGTGTCGCCGGTAGGCCTCCAGGGCGTTGTTGTAGGCCCAGAGGAGGGAGGGGAGGGTGGCCGCGAGCTCGGGCGTGGTCGGGATCTCGACCCCGTCCTCGCCGACTATGACGAGCGGCGAGTCCGAGACGGAGTCTACGTTCCGGTCCGTCCGGAGGGACACGGCCTCGTCCACCGAGACGAGCGAGGAGAGGACGGTCACCGGGTGGTCGGCCGAGCGCGCGACGATGTTGCCCGTGTAGTCGGAGGGGGAGCAGGAGCTCCCGCCGTCCTCGCTGGTCAGGCTGGCCTCCACCCTCAGGGAGGGGCGCTCCACGTCCAGGATGACGCGCAGGTCGGCGTAGTAAGTGTGCGGCCCCTCCACGTCCATGCACAGGTCGGGGACGAGCTCCTCGGCGTACGCGGTGATGTCCCCGATCGGGGACTGGTAGGCCTCCGAGAAGGACAGGGGGTACTCCTCCTCCAGGTGCCCGGAGTAGGACAAGGCGAGGGCGTTCGCGGCGGACACGGCGGCGGGGAGGTCGCCCGGCGGGACCGGGGCGAGGGAGACCGCGTTGACGGTGTCGAGGTAGACGTGGACCCGGGGACGGAGCATGTGGCCCGGAAGCGAGCCTATCAGGGCGTTGGCCAGGTCGACCGAGGTCGGGAGGTCGGAGGCGTCCGGGGCGGTGACCAGGTCGGCGGTCGCCCGGGCCAGGTGGACCTGATCGATCCGGAGGTGGCTGTTCAGGACGGACTTCAGGTCGTTCAGGAGGACGATGAGGGAGGGGAGGTCCGTGGCCGGAGGGGCGGTCAGGACATCCTGGTCGTCGGTCCGCCTGTGGGCGGCCTCCGCGAAGACCGACCAGGAGCCTCGGGAGGTCGCCCCCTGGACGGGGCAGCTGAAGAAGACCCGGACGTTCGCCGTCCTCAGGAAGTCCGAGGAGACGTCGGTGACGAAGGCGTCCGTCAGCTGGAGCTGGGTCAGGTCCGCGTAGGAGTAGGGCGCGGGCGACCGGAGGACGAGCGTGAGCGGCACGTCCTCGGCGGACGTGTTCTGCGAGTAGTCCTCGACGGCGGAGGTCGAGATGACGAAGGCGTTCGCCGTGGGGACGCCGGCGGGTATCTGGAGGCGGAGCGTCGTCTCCGGGATCCCCTCGCCGCCCCAGGCAGCCTGGGTCATGGCGACGGCCGGGCCTCCAGAGGCGTCCCGGATGGAGAACGAGGCCCCCGAGGAGTAGGGGCCGACGGGCTTGTCGAACAGGACGTCGACGTGGCCGCGCTTCGAGAGGAAGGCCCCGCGGGCCCTCGGCGGGTCGACGACGTTCGCCGTGAAGTTCTTGGCGGCGGAGAGGACGAAGTCCCCGTCGGACCCCTCGACGGAGGAGACGGAGACCGTGTACTGGGCCGAGGTCGTCAGCGGCGCCGAGACCTCTATCACGACCGAGTCGTGGGTCTCGTCGTACCACGTGACCGACACGATGGGAGGGACCGTCCCCGACCCGACCGCGGAGAGCGAGTAGGCGGCGGCCGAGAGCGCGCTCTCGGTCACCTGGAGGTTGAACAGGACGCGGAACCTCCGGGACGTGAGCTGGTGCGCCTGAAAGTCCGGGGCGGCGGGCCCGAACCCATCCACCGCGGCGAAGACGATGTCGGCGAACCTGCTGTTCGGGGTCCCGAGTCTTCCCGTGAAAGCCATTGCGGATCCTACCGGGTCAGGGGGAGTAGAGGCCGTAAGCCGGACCGAGGGTCAGGTTATAGTCCGAGGCCACCTCCTTGGACGACAGCGCCCGCCCGTAGACGATGAGGGAGGAGATGACGCCGTTGAAGAAGTTGGAGCCGAAGAAGCCGCCGACCCGCATGGAGGACGAGGTCCCGCCGGTCGGGGCGGTCAGGACGGAGGACGCCGGCCCTATCTGCCTGCCGTTCAGGTAGAGGGTGTACTGGTTCCCGCTGCGGACCTGGGCGACGTGGAAGGGGACGTAGATGGGGAAGCAGTCGTTCCGGTCGTACACGACGCTGTTCCCGGCCCCCTGCTCGTGCAGGCACTCCATGCCGAGGTAGTTGACGGAGTCAGCCACCCTGAGGCTGTAGAGGATGTTCAGGGCCTCGGTCGACCCGTTCCCGCCGAAGGACCAGAGGATGTTGCTCGAGGCGCCGACGCGGGCGACGCACTCGACGGTCACGTCCCCCGCGAGGGCGAGGGAGGCGTCGAACCCGGGGCGCGCGAGCTCGGTCGAGCCGTTGAAGGAGAAACCGGCCATCCCGGGGACGGTCTGCGAGTACTTCTCCGTCCCCGTCGACACCGAGAGGTTGAGGCCCCCGATGGAGTCGACCATGTTCCCGTCGAGCTGCCAGAGGGCCACGGGCCCCTTGGAGGCGTTGTGGCCCCTCACGGACGCGTTCTTGCCGGAGTAGCTCATACGTACCCGTAGACCCCGCCGAGGGTCACGTTGTAGTCCTCGGCCACCTGGGCGGCCGTCAGGGGCTTGTTGAGGAGCTTGACGGAGGAGACCGCGCCGGTCATCCTCTGCACAGGGCTGCTCCCGATGTCCCCGCCGATCCTGAACTTTCCGTTGGTCCCGCCCTCGGGAGCGACGAGCCCGGTGGAGGACGGCCCGAACTGCCTGCCGTTGACGTAGAATGTCACCTGATTCGAGCGCCTGACGAGCGCCACGTGGAACGGGGTGCCGACGGGGATGGAGAGCCCGGTCGCCGTGTAGGAGATGTTGGAACCCGACCCGAACTCGGCGAAGTAGTTGAGCTGCTGGGCCGAGTCGACGTACAGGTCGTACAGGTAGTTGTCGCCCTGGCTCTCGAGCTGGCCGTCGTGGCACACGATGGGCTTGTCCGCCTCGACGAGGCTCCTTGTAACGATGCACTCGATGGAGAGGTCCCCGACTATTTGGAGGGCCGCCTGGGACGCATTGCGCCAAAGGGCCGTCGAGCCGTCGAAGTAGAAGCCGCGGAGGCCGGGGAGGACGTCGCAGAACACGGACGTCCCCGCCTCGAGGGACAGCGAGCCGCCGGCGCCCGCGGAGTCCGCGAGCGAGTCGTTGAGCTGCCAGAGCGCCAGAGGACCGAACCTGGCGTCATGGTAGTTTGCCCTGCCGCTTCCGGGATAGCTCATATGACGATGTAGCCCGTCCCGATCGACTTGAGGATCACGTACTGCCTCCCGGAGTTCATCACGTAGCCCGTCGAGCCGTCGACGTCGGAGGAGTCCGCCGGGGTGACGAAGACGGGGATGGAGGAGTCGGTGATGTTCTTGATGCCAACCTCCCGGTTCACGTTCAGGGTCGGGACCGGGACGATGATGGAGAAGCCGGTCGAGATGGCGGAGGGGACGACGAGGACGAGCTCCCCGAAGTTCGCCGAGTACGTCCCGTGCTTGGGGCTCGTGACGGTCAGGGCGACCGCGCCGGTGGAGCCGGCTCCGGGGGATCCCTGCGGTCCCTGAGGGCCGGTGGCGCCCGCTGGCCCCGTGGCGCCGGTGGCGCCCTGGGGCCCGGTGACGCCCGTCGAACCGCGCTGTCCGGTCGGGCCCTGCGGGCCGGTGGCGCCCTGGGGGCCTGTGGCCCCCGCGAGGCCGGTGGCGCCCTGGGGGCCTGTGGCCCCCGCGAGGCCGGTGGCGCCCTGGGGGCCTGTGGAACCCATCCCGGCCGGACCGGTGGCGCCCTGGGGGCCTGTGGAGCCTGCGGGGCCGATGGAGCCCGTGACGCCCTGGGCTCCCGTCGGCCCCTGAGGGCCGGTCGCTCCAGTCTGCCCGGGGGATCCCTGGGATCCGTACCCAGTCGGGCCGATCTGGCCGGTCGGGCCGACAGAGCCGGTCGCCCCGAGAGGGCCTGTCTGTCCGACGAACACGGACCCGACCGTCCGCTGGAACTCGCCGTAGATCGCGTCCTGTGACAGGGAGGTCGGGACGACCTTGAGAGAGGCGACGACAAGGTTCCTTGGGGCGCCGGTCGCCTGCTCGGCGAAGACGCCAACCTTGAAGACGCCGCTCTGACCGCCGTTGACGGCAGCGGCCGCCCCCGTCGCGTAAAGCCTGCCGTTCATGTACCAGGCGAGGTTGAGGCCCGCGTCGCGGACGACCGCGAAGTGGAACGGCTCATCCACGGGGGCCACGACGCCGGTGGCCACGGTCTGCGCGTCGACGCCGCCTCCGGACTCGGAGAGAAACTGCGGATAGCGGGTCGTCCCGGCGAAGGCCGCCCCGTAGACCTCGTTGTCACTCGAGCCTTCTCCGACGCCCGCGTGACTGACGAGAGGGACGGCCGCGGACACGGGGTTCGGGAGCCTAATGACGCCCTCGATGGTGATCGCGCCGGTTATGAAGAGCTCGGGGTCGTGGACGCTCCTCCTGAGGAACTCGAGGCCGTCGAAGGAGAACCCGCGCATCCCGGGTCCGACCTCCGTGTAGTTCTCGATGCCGGAGGCGACGGTCAGGTTCTTGCCGAGTCCCGAGGAGTCGGCCAGGCTACCGTCGAGCTGCCAGAGCCCGACGGGGCTGTAGGTAGTGTCGTGCGGACGGAGCTGGTATACGCCGAGCGCGCCAGTGAGTCCGGCCGGTCCCGGGGAGCCCTGAATGCCGGCGCCGGTGGCGCCGGCAGGACCGGTCGGCCCTGCCGGTCCCGGGGAGCCCTGGACGCCGGCGCCGGTGGGGCCGGCAGGACCCATGGGGCCCTGCGGGCCCTGGGCGCCGGTCGGTCCGGGGGAGCCCACGTTGCCCTGGGGGCCGGTGAGGCCGGTGGCGCCCTGGGGGCCTTGGAGGCCGGTGGCGCCCTGGATACCCTGCGCGCCGGTGTAACCGATGAAGACGGCGCCGACGGTCTTGCTATACTCGTCGTAGACGTTCTGGACGGAGAGCTCGGACGGGAAGACCTTGGCGGAGGCGACTACCGCGCCGGGCGGGAGGACGGCAGGGCCGTCGACCTGGCCGCCGAGGCGGAAGAAGCCGCTCTGTCCTCCGTCCGCCGCGACGGACGGGCCGGTCGCGTAGAGCTTCCCGTTCAGGTACCAGCCGAGGACGCCCGCGGCGCTCCTCGTGAGGCCGAAGTGGAAGGGCTGGCCGAGCGGGGCGCGGACGCCCGTGGCGACCGAGACGTTGTCAGTGCCCCCGCCGGACTCGGAGCGATAACGGGCGTACCTGCTCGCGGCGTCGAAGGAGACCTCGTACTGGAGGTTGTCTCCGGGGTCCTCGCTCGGCCCGCCGAACGCGATGAGAGGGAAGATCCCGGTCCCCACGTCCGGAAGGTTCATCACGCCGACGAACGACATCGGGCCGGTGAAGCCGAGCGTGTTGGGGCCGTTCAGGCTCTGGGAGCCGTCGAAGGAGAACCCGCGTAGGCCTGGGCCTACCTCGCTATAGTTCTGGACGCCCGAGGCGACGGACAGGTTCGAGCTACCGAAGATGTCGAGCAGGTTCCCGTCGAGCTGCCAGAGGGCGGCCGGAAAGAACTCGACCCCGTGCTGGCGCACCTGATAGATGCCCATCACGCCGGTGGCGCCGACGCCGGTGGCGCCCTGGATGCCCTGGGCGCCGGTGGGGCCGGTGACGCCCTGGGGGCCCGTCGGCCCCTGAGGGCCGGTGAAGCCGACCGGGCCGGTGGCTCCGGTCGCCCCCTGCGGTCCGGTCGGACCGGTGAAACCGGGGCCGGTCGGGCCCTGCGGGCCGGTCGGGCCGGTCGGGCCCTGGATTCCGGTGTCGCCTCGAGGGCCGGTGAAGCCGGGGCCGGTGGCGCCGGCGGGGCCGGTGGCGCCGGTGAGGCCGACCGGGCCGGTAGACCCGGTCACGCCCTGGACACCCTGGGCCCCCGTCGGCCCCTGGGGGCCGGTCGCTCCGGTGCTGCCGCGCGGGCCTGTGGGTCCGGTCGGGCCCTGGGGGCCCGTGGCGCCGGGCGGGCCACCGAACGGGCCAGTGACGCCCTGGGGGCCCGTCACGCCGGGGGAGCCCTGGGGTCCGGTCGCGCCCGTCGGACCGCGCTGTCCGGTCGGGCCTTGAGGGCCGGTGACCCCCGCGAGGCCGGGGGAGCCCTGCGGGCCGGTAGGCCCGGTGGCGCCGGGGGAGCCCTGGGGTCCGGTGGCGCCAGTAAGGCCGGCCGGGCCCGTGGGTCCGGCGACGCCGGGGGAGCCCTGGTTGCCCTGCTGACCCGTCGGGCCGAACGGTCCGGGAGGGCCGGCGACGCCGGTCGCGCCCTGGACGCCCTGGGGGCCCGTCACGCCGGGGGAGCCCTGGAGGCCGGTCGGGCCGGGGGAGCCCTGGGAGCCCGCGAGGCCGGTCGGACCCTGCGGGCCGGTGGCGCCGGTCGCGCCGGGCGGTCCGCCGAACGGGCCGGTCGGACCCTGCGGGCCGGTGGCGCCGGTGGAGCCCGGTGAACCCTGGTCGCCCTTGGGGCCGGTCGGCCCCTGCGGGCCGGTGGACCCGGTGGCCCCGACGAACCCCGTCGGACCCTGGGCGCCCTGCGGGCCCGCGGGCCCGGTGGTCCCTTTCGGGCCGGTGGCGCCGGTCACGCCCGGCGAGCCCTGGATGCCCTGGGGGCCGGGGGAGCCCTGGAGACCGGCCGGGCCGGTGAGGCCGGTCAGGTCGAACGCAAACTGGCTCATCGCGCCGGCGGTCAGGATGTGCGTGACCGTGTCGCCGAACGCGTGGGCGGCCGGGGTCGTCCCCTCGATGCCGCGCTTTACGGTGAAGGTGTTCCCGGAGACCCCGGTGACGAGCATGAGCTCGTCCCCGATCCGGATGCGGAACTGCGGCGCGCCCGGGAAGAGGGCCGCGCTCGCGACGTCGAAGGTGAGCGCCACGGGCGAGATGCCGCCGCCGGTGGCGATCGTGGTCTGCGCGAGGTTAGAGAATCTTTCGACAGCCATCGACGTCCTTCATCGCCGTCCTCGTCCGCCGGCCCGGAGGACGTGGCCCGCGCGGTCGGCGCGAGGACACGCCGTCGACCCGCGGCAATCAGACGGCTAACGCATGCCTAGAAGTCACCCGAGTGGTCCTCGCCGACGACGGACTTGGAGCGCTTGAAGCCGAGCTCGTCCACGCCGTAGACGCCGCCCACGTACTTGCGGAGGTCCTCATACCCGTAGTTGGCGAGGTGGAAGCGGAAAGAGTCGGCGATCTTGGCCAGGTTGTCCTTCGAGGGGTCGGGGTCGCCCTGGCCGGGCCACTCGTCCTGGAGGACGTGCTTGATGCGCAAGAGGGTGTGCGCCGGGCGGATGATGTCGAGCAGGATCCGCGTCATCCGGTCCGAGAGGATGACGTCCGTCCCGGCGAGCGAGGAGAAGATGACGTCTATCTCGAACCCGTACTCGTCCGATATGTCGTACCCGGAGCCCGGCTTCCGGGCCTCGAGGAAGGCCTCCTTCAGGACGACCGTCGCGCCCTTGTAGAACAGCTCGGCGGCGGCCTTCATGGAGGCGGGGACGCTCCCCTTGAAGTAGATGTCGAGGATCTTGATGAGGAGGGCCTTCAGGTCCTGGTCCGAGAGGTTCGGGTTCGGCACCCCGGGGTCCGCCGGGAACATGATGGACGAGAGGACCTGGTAGAGGAACTCCGTGCGGGTCGCCGAGTAGCGGACGTCGCCCCGGACGTCCTCGAGGGCCAGGCGGACCCGGGCGAGCTCGATGGACATCGCCTTGATCTCGCGGGCGTAGTTCGGGCCGTCGATGGTCGACTGCCAGTAAGAGGACAGCATCGACAGGAAGACCTGGAAGATGCTGTTGGCCTCGGCGATCAGGCGGGCCCGGTACTGCTCGCCGTCGTCGTAGGCGTCGAAGGACACCCTGACGATGGCCATCAGCCGCCCCCGAAGACCGGGGCGAGGGCCGCCTCGACGCTGGCTATATACGACTTGTGAAAGTCGTGGTGGCCGTAGTCGGACTTGTGGGTCCCCCGGATGGCCGCCAGGGCGCCCTCGGCGGACATCTCGAACACCGCGCGCATCAGGGCGTAGGCGAACGCGGGGCTCCTGGAGCCGCCCATCTGGCAGTGGACGTAGAAGCGCGGATCCTCGCCGGCCGGGGCGTTGGCCACCTTCTCGGCGGCGAAGAGGCAGGCGGCCAGGACCTTCGCCGCCGGGAACGGGGTCCCGTCGTCGGGGACGCGGGCCTGGCACAGGCGCTCTGGGGGCACCTTCCCGGCATCGTCGTGCTCCGTCTCGACGTTGATGACGTGAGTGATGCCGTACTCGGACCGGAGGTGCTCCCAGTCCTCGGGCCCGAGGAGGGAGCCGCCGACCATGATGAAGAAGCCTCCGGGCACCCAGTACCTGTGGCACCGGTGACCCTCATACAGGGTGTTCGCGTAGGTCTCGACGATCATGTACTCGGTCAAGTGGCGCTCCTGTAGGTCAGGACGATGTCGCCGGGAGTCAGGTACTCTACCTGACTGGTCTCCAGGTCCTTGACGCCGCGGTCGCCGCTCACGATGTAGGTGGCGGCGAAGGAGTGGGCCGTCGGGACGTCAGGAGGGACGAGGCCCGCGTTCAGGGAGACGACCACCCGGTTCGCGGTGAGGCGGATGCGGGCCGCGACGACCGCCTCCTGGGTCAGGTAGACGGGGAGGAGGGTGGTGTCGTCGCTGTACCCGGGGATGACGGCGCCGAGCCTGCCGATGATCCAGGACTTGTTCACGGCCGTCCCGACGTCCTCGAGGGACGTGGCCTGGGCCATGATGAGCTCGTCCTTGTAGACGCCGTGATGGACGGTCGGCCCGCCCCCGCCGTCCGAGGTGTCGAATGGGAGGGCCTGGGTCAGGAGGAAGACCTGGTTGGAGAACTGGCTCAGGGAGGGGAGGACCACGTAGTCCGACAGGACCTCGTCGCGCACGCGCATCGCCCCGTCCGCGAGCGTGAACCTGGTGAAGGGCTGGACGAGAAAGTCGACCCCGCCCGGTCGGTCCATGACGGACACGGCGTCCGACTGGCGGACGGACCCGCCGACCCCCTTCGAGTCCGTCAGGACGGTGATGTTGGTCCGGATCTGGGAGTCGGTCGAGGCCTGGTCCGCGTTCGGGGCGAGCTGGACCGTCGACTCGACCGACATGCGGTTCTCGACCGACTGCTTGGCGAGGACGTCGGCCGTGACGTGCCGCATCTTGTTGTAGCGCTGCTGGAGCTGCTGCAGGACGTCGTTGACGACGTAGGTGACCTGGAAGTTCTCGTCGTGCTCGTAGTCGACCGAGACGGCCTGGCCGCTCTCGATGTTCGAGAGGGTGGAGCGGACGATCTTGAGGGGAGTGGTCTGCGAGCCCGCGACGACGAGGAAGTCCGGGTCGGGGAGGTTCGGGCCCCTGAACTCGACGGACCTGTCCGCGCTGTAGACGCGGAGCGTGAAGGTGTTGACGCCGACGGAGTCGAGGGGCTCCTCGAACTGCCCGATGAGGACATGCGCCTCCCCGTTGACCGGCACGGAGTTGCCGGACGGGACCCCGTTGACCTGGGTGATCTCGACGAAGTCCGTGGCGATGGTGGACTCGCCCTCGAGGAGCGGGTCCTGGAGCTTGTAGAGCTCGTACCCGTCGTCGGGGTCGAGCGGGCCGGAGACCTCGCCGACGACGGACGTGACGCGCATGACGGGCTGGACCGTGGCCGTGAAGCGGTTGTTGCTCCGGTAGCGGTAGTCGCCCTCGACGAAGTCGTCCAGGAGCGTCGGGGGCTGGGGGATGGAGGTGTTGAGCCTGATGGTCCGATAGTCGACCAGCTCGACCCCGGTCAGGTCGTACTCCGTCACCGGGGTGTTGGAGTGGTTCCGGAGGCCGAGGCCCTGGGACGGGTTGTAGAGCATCTCGTCTATCGGGTTCGACTCCGTGAGGCGGGAGTCGCGGGCGCGGAAGACGAGGTTCACGGCGTCGACGACGTCGAACCGGACGTTCTTGGCGACGGTGAACTGGAACGCGAAGGTCTCGGTGACGGTCCTCTCGATGGTCCCCTTCACCCAGGCGTCGACCTTCCCCCCGATGTGCTTCATGCGCACCGGGTCGTAGTCGCGCATCATGTCGGGGTCCCCGGACTTGACGATGAGGACCTCGAGCAGGCCCGGGGTCCCGACGGCGGTCATCTCGTAGCCGCCCTGGGTCCCGGCGTCGAGGGAGTAGAGCTTGCGGGAGGCGACCTCGGAGAGCTCGAGGTTGCTCTGCCGGTCGCGGCCGAAGTCGGCGGCCGTCTCGTTCACGGTCTGCAGGCCGTCCGCCCCCGAGACCACGGTGTCGAGGTCCCCGGCCGGGACGTTGCCGAGCGACCCCGGGGTCTCGGCCACCATCTGGATCTTGACCTCGTAGCGCCGGGTGTTCGGGTTGTAGTAGGCCTGGGCGTTCGAGGCGAGGATGGAGATGGACCCGCTCGTCACGAAGCGCGGGGCAGAGCTGTTCGTCGACGACGAGACGATGGCGCCCTGGGCGACCACGAGGTCCTTCGTCGGGAGGGACGTCGTGTAGAAGGTCTGGTAGACCTGGGCCGGCCGGCGGCCGAGGCGGGGGACGCCGAAGTTGGCGGAGAGCGAGTCGAAGGACCCGTCGATGAGGGACTGGACGGCCGCGTCGCTCGAGAGCGAGAGGGCAGACTTGAGGTTCTGCTTGTAGCCCGAGTCCGAGACGGGGACGCTCGTCCCGGTCAGGTTCGGGTCGTCGACCTGGAGCATGGCCGCGAAGGACTTGCCGCGGTGGACGAAGTCCATCAGGAAGTAGGCCTTCTGGACCTCGTTCCCGAACGGCTCTATGTGGACCTCGCGGACGGTCGAGGCGGGGATGAGGGCGAGCGCGGGCTCCGCCTCGTTCACCTCCATGATATAGTCGCGGACGATAACGTTCTGCTCGCGGATCCGGATGCCGCGGACGGTCGTGTCGAGGGGGAGCGGGGCCCCCGGGATCTCGGCGGAGTAGCGGCTCTCCTGGAGCTGGCCCGTCGCCTTGTCGAAGTAGACGGCCGTCACCACGTAGTAGAGGGGGTCCTCCGGGTCGACGACGGAGAAGACGTCGTTGTTCAGGATCCCGTTGGTGATGCCGTCGTTGCGGTCGTGGACGAAGCTGAAGAAGCTCGTCTGCCGGACGGACTGCACGGCGACCGAGAGCCTGTACTTCGGGTCCGACCCGAGCGGGGCCCTGGTCCTCGATACGGGGGCGATGACCTGGCCGGTGGCCGAGGCGACGAGGTCCGAGGAGAGGAGGAGGTCGACGGTGTCGAAGTTCGAGGCCGCCGTCAGGAACGGGTCGGAGGAGTCGGGGTTGTCGAACGTCGTCTGCGAGGAGAACAGGTCGAAGGCGACCTCCTCGATCTTCGTCGGGGAGTTGTAGGGGATGGTCTCCGCGTTGACGCGAAGGTACCCGGACCCGGAGCCGCCGGCCCCGGTCGAGGCGTACACGTTGTAGCCCGTGGGCTCGTCCGGGGAGAAGTTGGACCACTGGACCTGGACGCTCTTGGCGTTCCTCTGAAGGAGGACCCCGGTCGGCGGCGCGAGGACGGTCTGCAGGTCCGACTGGGAGACGACGTCGAGGACGGCGGTCGAGGGAGGGCTGACGGAGCCCGAGAGGTCGACGGAGCGGAGCTGGATGACGTTCCGCCCGCGCTCGAGGACGAGGCCGCCGGGGTAGGCGGCGAGGTTCGGGACGGTGAAGCCCGGGAGCGCCAGGTCGACGAGGGATGGGTCGGAGACGAACCCGGCGCCGTTGACGTTGATCTGGACGTCGACCACGTTCTGGCCGACGGTCCCGGTCAGGACGACGGAGGAGATGTTGGTCGTGACCTGCAGGGAGTCGGTGTCCCCGGATCCGTCGAAATAGTTTATCCTCGGGGCCGTCGTCATGCGCCAACGCTACCGATAAAGGGTCTCGTCAGCCGCCCGGGAGGAGCCTCAGGACCCGGGAGGGGTCGGAGCCGACGCTGAAGGGGCTCGGGTTCCCGACGACGCGCATGAGGGGGACGTCGACCTGGCTCCGGTTGACGATGACGGTGTCGAGCACGGCGACCGTCGGGTCGTCGGGGAGGAACTGGACGTTGACGGAGGCGAGGTCCATCGGGAACTCCGCGTCCGTGATCTGCTGCTGCGGGAAGTTCAGCTCCTGCTGCGACTTCATGCGCTGATAGGTGGCGAAGGCCTGGGTGACGTCCACGGAGATGAGGGCGGAGGCCGAGACGAGGCCTGTGTTGCCCTTCCCGCCGATGCGGTCCACGAGGCCGGAGCCGAGCCAGTTCCACTTCCAGTGGGACCCTATCTTGGTCATCAGGTACTTCTCGAACTCCTGGGCGAGGAGGTCGACGTTCCGGACCTGCGCGTACGTCCCGTTCTCCACCGAGTAGTCGTACTCGACCTTGGAGCCGAAACAGCGGCGGCAGTACTGGGACGGCGTGACGTAGCAGAGCTCGATGAGGGGGTCGGCGTTCGGCAGCGGGTCCGAGAACACCAGGCGCTTGTCCTGGGGGAGCGGGGAGGTCGGGTCCCGCTGGACGGACCAGCCGGGGAAGAGCCTCCTCCCGGTCGCCGCGCGCCCGGGGACGATGCCGACGTCGGAGTAGGCGGCCATGACGCGGGCGGTCGTGGGCAGGGACTCCGACCTGTCGGTCCACCTCGGGTCCTTGAACTGGAACCCGGTCCCCCTCACCGGGTTGCGGGTGGAGACGACCACGCGGTTCTCCTTCGCGTAGACGAGGAACTCCGGGAGCTGGCGCTGGAGGCCGACGGCCATGTCCGAGGCCGGGACGGCCGGCCCGGGGGTGAGCTGTATCAGGCGCGGAGGGTCGAACCCCGACGACATGAGGAGCAGGTCGTTCTGGCCGCGGTGGATCCTGTAGGGGCCGGGCTTGAAGAACGGGAGCTCGGCCCGGGACCAAAGGCCGTCCTGGGGGACCTTCACGCGGTCGACGTAGACCGAGACCCCGGCGTTGGCGGGAGGGCGGGGGAAGTCCGCCCACTGGCGCGTGATCGGGTCGATGGGGCTCGACTCGAACTGGACCTGGTGCGGGCAGACGGCGGAGGTTGCGAACTCGAAGGACATGCTCTCCTCAGGTGGGGACGCGCTCGTCGTTCTCTCGGCCCTGCTGGAGGGCGTCCTTGAACGACAGGTCGCCCGGCTTCCCGACGGCGAGGCCGAAGACGTCGTCCAGGTTCTGGACGACGTTCATCGCCTCCGGGGTCGACATCTGGTTCTCAACCGACACCATCTGGGAGTCGAAGGACGCGGCGGACGACTCGTCCAGGAGGGCGGTCAGGGCCGCGATCTCCTCCTGGAGCTGGTCGGAGTAGTCCAGGGCGCGCTTTATCTTGAACTCGATGCGCTCGCGCTTGGCCTTCACGGCCTCGAGCTGCCAGCTCTTGAAGCGCTCGACGCGGAGCCCGAGGTCGCGGTCGAAGCGCTGGGTCCCGCGCTCCCTCCGCCCGTTGGAGTACAGGTCGGAGAAGCCGCCCTCGGTGACGCCGGCGGTCACGGTGGTGATGTTCTGCGCCTTCTTCTTGAACACCGGCTTATCGCGGGTGCGGAGAAGCATGTCCCTCTCCGGGACCCCGCCGAGCACCCGGTAGGCCGACAGGAGCTTCGCGGCGTAGCTCCCGGCCGACGCGGTGAAGGAGACCGGGTTCGAGCCGTCGTACTCCGTCGAGAAGATGCCGTTCATGGACAGCTGCTTCTGCAGCCACTGGACGCGGAGCTCCACGTCATGGCGCTGAACGCGGGCAAAGGCCCTGAAGGCTTCCCACTGACCGGTAGTGAACGTGCCGAAAAAAGTTGAATGCCATGATTCACGTCACCTGTACCTGTCTTCTGCGATGGATGCAGGAGCCTCCACCCAGATGCTTGCTGTAGTTGCAGTTCCAGCAGAGCAGTTGAAAGTCCGATCGGAGCGCGATGCCGTCTAATATCTTCTTATAAAGGTCTGTTCCGCCTCTCGGCAGATCAGTTCTGTTCCCGTCGTCGTGGACGTGATCAACCGTCAGGCGGTCAACTCGGGACTCCGGACAACAAGTGCAAGACCCTCCAAGGAAGCCAATGATCTTCCCCTTGAGCAAAAGACGGTTCGCCCGTCTTCTCTCATCGCGGGACGTATTCGGTTGCTTGGAAGGAAAGGCGGTGCTGTCGTTACAGTTTCGACAGAGTACTCGGTATCGATGACGAATGGTCGGATCTCTCAGAATCCGCGCCTTGATTTGGTCGGGAGTCAGAGAAAGGCGTTCTTCGGCCCCGTCCCCGAAGACGTGATCGACGGTCAGGAACTCGTGCTCGCCCTCTCCACAGAGAAGACAGGCTCCTCCAAGGATTTCGTAGCATCTTCGACGCATTGCCCGGTTTCGCTCCCGGAGCGAGCGGGCGCTACAGGACGGGCAGATAAGGCGAGTACTGGAGCCGTTGGAGTGAATGCGGAATCCGTTGGGAGTGTCTGACTCCGGGATCCCGCACCCCCGACAACTCTTCATTCCGCCTTAGTGGCGGGAGGAAGCGGGGCGGAGATGTCCTCGTCCGGGCTCCCGACGGTGAAGGTCGCGCCCAGGATCTGGTGACCGGCGGACCGGAGGGCCTCGACGAACACCTTCGCCATCTCGTTGGCGTCGTCCGGGCGCTTGTTGTGGTGGATGCCGAGACCCTTTACTTGGATTGTCCAGTTACCCATTGTCCCTCACGGTACCTGCGGCGCAGCGAGAGGTAGGCGCCCTGGGCCGCGAGCCCGACGATGAAGCCCGGGACGACGACGCTGTAGACGAGGACGGGGACGGCGACCCGGAGGACGGGCTCGGCCGCGCGCAGGATGGACGACATACCCGGTATGACTATTACAGGCCTACAGGACGAGACTTCTTACGAATACGGGCGTTGTTGCAGTCGCAGCACGTCGAGCGAAGGAAGTTACTGGTTCGAGACCTTCGGCAGAAGGACACCTTCAGGCTCGAGCGTCCGCATTTCTTGCAGAAGATTTCTCCCTGAACGGCGTCGGCCTTCGTAGTCTTGAGGGATAAGGCGATCTTATCCCTCGTCTCCTGAGAGTGTACCTTCCCCTTCCCGGAGTCTGATATCTTCCTCCTGGTCTGTTCGGAGTGCTTCCAACCGGTGAGGGAGGAACGGTAGACAGGATCAGACCAAAGCTCGCGCTTGACCTCGGCCATCCGCTTTCTGTACTCGGGACGCGACCAGGGGTTCCTCTTCAGGGATTTCGGTTCATACCTGCCGCCTCCCTTTGCCAGGTTAAATCCCCTTGAAGGGTCTGTCGTCCCTAACTTCTCGATCCAGTGTTCTTCAGCCGCGTTCGCGAGCTCGAGGGTCTCGCAGATCTCGAGGATCTCATGAGAGAAGGCATCCTTCCCGTACAAACGGAGAGCGTTCTGGAAATGAGACCTGCCAGATCGACGAGTTGGCCGCTTGGACTGGCAAAGATGTTGAGCAAATCGACGCTGCCAAGTCCGCGAAGTGACTCCGACATAACGACGCCCCGTCTCAACATGAGTGTGACAGTAAACAGTCCAAATCACGACCTGTTCCACCGGGACTAGAGGCCTAGGATAAATTTTAATGCATTCAGGGCGGCGACGGAGCCGGCGCCGGGGCCGCCGAAGGTCATGACGAGGCCCGAGTGCAGGCCGAAGGGCGAGGACCCGGGCTTGTCCTCCGACGAGAGGAGGTCCTGGACGAGGGAGTCGGCGCTCCCGTTCGTCGAGGAGACGGCGAGGACGGAGACGGTGACCGAGACGTTCAGGATGCGGAGGATGTCGTCCAGGGTCTGGATGGTCTGGGCGAGCGCGCGGATCTTCTGCAGGAGGGTCTCGATGATGTCCGTGATCTCCGAGAGGGCGGACTCGAAGGCCTTGAGGAGAGACTTGAGGAACTGCTCGAAGTCGAAGACGAACGGGACGAGGGCGGGGAAGAGGTCGCCGACCGTGAGCGAGTACCAGGACAGGTAGGAGGTCTGGGTGCTGACGGTGGAGAGGGCCGAGCGGACGAAGTCCGCGAGGGCCTGCCTCTCCTCGACGTTGACGTAGGGGGCCCCGGCAACCGGGGCGAGGGGGAGGGGGCCGGTAAGCTCGCCGCCGTCCGCGTACGTCTCCTCCCGTGCCAGGTACGCCTCTATCTTCAGGGCCACCTCCTCGGTGATCCCCCCGACGACCCCGACGAAGGCCCACGTCTCCTGGTTCGAGAGCTCCGAGTCCTTCCTCTTGGCGTCCGACACGACGCTGTTGGCGACGAAGGCCGAGGAGGCGGACCCGGTCGACCCGGACTTCGGGACGATGCGGTTGACGACCTCCTCGACCGTCCCGGCCCACATCTTGGCCAGCATGTCCACGAGCTCGGGCGTGTCCTGCAGGACGGTCGCGCACTTGTTGGCGAGGCGGCGCGCGGTCGCCTTGAAGACGACGGAGGAGCGGAGCTGGTCCGAGCGCGGGTAGGCGGACTTGAGGGCGCCGATCTGGCCGCCGACGCTCCCGAGCGTCCCCCACCCGGTCCGCTGCTCGTTCCGGAAGACCGAGTTGGAGATGCCGCTCCCGGGAGGGAAGGTGGCGGGAAGGTCGAAGTTCAGGAGGAGGGCCGCCTGCACGGCGCGGAACACGTCCTCGTAGGCGTTGAACGAGAGGGAGGCGCCGGACTCGTCGACGAGCTTCCTGGGGACGAACCCCTTCACGACCGGCGACGGGCGGCCGATGTTCATCTTCGGGTCCGTGCGCATCACGCGCTGGTTGCCCTGGGTGAAGACGAGCGGGCTCCCGGGGTTCTGCAGGGAGCCGACGGTGGCCGCCACGTAGTCGGTCGCGTCGCCGAAGAACGCGCGAACCCGGTAGTAGTAGGTCTTGCCGGGCTTGAGCGACGGGTCCTCGTCGAGGAACTTGTACTTCCCGGTCGCGATGCCGGTGACGAGGGTCCCGGCCTGGGCGAGCGCGGAGGCGGAGCTCCCCTGGGAGATGCCGGCCTGGGCGACCCCGCCGGCCCCGAACTGGATGGGTATCCTGGTCGGGAAGTGCTTGTAGACCGAGCCGTCCTGCTCGCGCAGGGCGACGAGGGAGCCGACGGCCGGGAAGTCGTACTTCTCCACGATCCCGTCGACCACGCCCTTGCCGAGGGTCTGGGTGCTGACCTGGATCTGCACGGTCTCGCCCTGCGGCGAGAGCTGCGCCTCGCCCTCCTCCTGGGGGAAGGGGCCGGTGCGCTCGACGACGAAGTTGGGGAACCTGAACTGGTTGTAGAGGGACACCGCCTGGCCGGCGAAGCCCTGGCTGGCGAGGCCGGAGGCGGACTGCGGCATCCGCCACTCGAGCTGGAGCGCCTGCTTCAGCCCGGGGTCGAAGAGCTGGCGGAACTGGGAGACGGAGGAGCCCGACTGGTTGACGGGGAGGACCTTCAGGCCGACCGGCGCGGGGAGCCCGGTGAGGTTTATCGGGTGCTTGATGAGGGCAAGCAGCGAGAAGAGAAGGCCCATGAGGTCGCCGGGCGAGTCGGCCCCGACGTACAGGACGAGCATGGCGACGGAGGACCCCGGCGGGTACTGAGGACGGAACTCGTCGGACGTGTCGTAGAACTTCCCGACGACCTTCGACTCGAAGCCGGGGTAGGCGCCGCTGACGGAGTAGAGGACCCCGGAGAAGTCGGGCTGGCTGAAGTCGGGGTGGACGAGGAGAACGGAGAAGCCGGCCGACCTTATCTGGTTGATGAGGGCCCGGACGGCGGCGAGCAGGAGGGCGACCAGCGCGCGCAGGGGGTTCGAGAGGTCGAGGAAGAAGGGCTTGAGGAGGGCGAGGATGGCCTCGAGCACGGCCTCGACGGTCTCCAGGGCCTGGAGCGTCGTCTCGAGCGGCGGGCGCAGCGGCTCGAAGACGTCGAACTTGACGGTTATGGACTGCCAGTTGGCCAACGGTCAGCGGCTCCCGAACCGGGCGAGGACGGCCCTCTTCTTCTCGAGCTCCTCCTGGAGCTTCTTCAGGGCGGCCGCCGTGTCGTCCCGGGTCTTCTGGACGGAGTCCCGGAGGCCGCCGAGGTCCAGCTTAGCGTCGTGGCTCCAGGCGGCCTTCTTCGGTTCTTCCTTCTCGGCCATGCGGGTTCCCTCGGCAAAGGAACCCTACGCGCTCAGGAGTTCATCACGGAGTGCAGGACGCAGCGCTCGTCGGAGCAGGCGTGGAATGACCCCAGGTGGACGAAGGTCGGCTCCCCGTCCTGATAGGACACCATATGGGCTATATCGGACCCGTCCTTGGCGACGGAGACGGACACTCCCCGAAGGACCGACTTGTCGACGTACGTGGGGACGCCCTCGAAATGGCTTACCAGGCCGGTCGCGAGCATCTCCGGCCTCTCCTCGAGGTCCATCGCGTCACGGGCGAACCTTCGTATGTCCGCATAGTTGTAGGGGTTCATGCGGACCTGGCTCACGGCGTCGCTAACGCCGATGAGGGCCCGCACGTGCTCGGAGGTCCAGGGGCGCGCAGGAAGTTCTTTGGTCATATGGAGTCCGCGACTAGGAGCTTGGTCTGGTCCGCCAGCATCTTCGCCAGGTTCTTCACCCTGCGCGCAGCAGCCTGCGACTGCTGGACGAGGTTCCCGTCCTGGCGGTCCACGCGCTGGTTGATCCAGAGATACCGGGTCTCGTAGAGCTTCCCGTCGACGAGGATCTTCCCGAAGGCCGTGTAGTAGGCGTCGAGCTGCGCCAGGCGGGCCGCGATGGCGGCCGCCCTCGCCGGGATGCCGGCCGGGCTGATGGACCCGTACCAGGCGACGGTCGCGAAGTAGAAGGCCCTCGTCTCCCTTATGGCCTGGGAGACGGTGCCCCACTGGGCAGGACGGAGGAAGGACTCGGGCTGGATCACCTGGTAGGCGACGGAGCCCGTGACCGGGACGGGGGCGAAGGGCGCGGCGACGTCCAGGGTCAGGACGTGGGAGGCGACGGACGAGACCTTATAGAGGCCGTACCCGGACCCGGTGAGCCAGAGGAGGGACCCGGCGACGACCCCGGCCAGGATGAAGTTGACGGACGGGTCGGAGAGGGTCGTCCCGGCCGAGGTGCCCGTGCCGGACGCGAGGACCGGGCCCGAGTACTGGACGACCGCGGCCAGGGACGAGAGCTCAGAGGCCACCCTGCCGACGAGGGCGGGAGGGACGGGGGCGGCCGCCACGTTGGTGGCGAGGACACCGAGCTCCCGGGCGAGGACGTCGGTCAGGACGACGCCCTGGGCCGCGGTCTCGAAGTTGCTCCCAGGATCCACGTGGGCGAGCTGCCCCACGCGGAAGAACCCGGGCCCGGAGGAGGAGACGGTGTAGACCCCGCCCGCGTTGGGGCCGCTGAGAAAGCGGACTCCCGCGCCGGGCGCGACGGTGGCCGGGGTGAGGACCACGGAGAGGGAGGCCAGGGGCTCCGCGATGGTGTCCTCGTCGAGGGCCGAGTCGACCGTCAGGGTGCTCACGTCGATGACGGAGGCCACGGCGCGGCGGAGGCCGGAGTTGAGGCCGGAGGTGAAGACAAGGACGTCGCCGACCGCGAACGGCACGGTCACCCCGGTAAGGGTTATCCCGTCCAGGGAGACCTTCGCGGACCCGACGGCGGACGAGCCGACGCCGACGCCCCCGATGGCGGCGAGCTCGTCCTGGAGAAGGATCGACTCCGCCTCCATGAGCAGGCGCGGCGCGGGGACCCGGCCGTCGTCGTCGAGCGTGGAGCCGTCGAGAGCCGGGATCCGGAGGGCGGCGATGTCCTTGTTGCCGAAGTTGACGCGGGCGTCCACGATCTCCGACCCCCACACCCTCGCCTGGCTCCCGCCGAGGTCGGGGAGGAAGGGAGGGCCGACCGTGGCGTTCAGGACCTGACCGCTCTCGGGGTCGACCCCGACGTCGCGGCCGGGCTGGTAGAAGTGGTTCGAGTCGGCGGTCGGGGTCGCCGGGACCTCGGACACGTCCCTGAGTATGCTGCCCCGGCGGAGCGTCGTCGGGGCGTCCAGCACCACGGCGAACGGCCCGGAGCCCGTGACGGACATGACAGAGCCGTCGACGTCGGGGGAGCCGTCGTCGGCGAAGACCCTCACCTTCTGGCCGGCGACGAACGGCGGCACGAGCAGGTCCTCCTGCCCGTTCTCCTGGACGACGTAGGAGGCCCCGGAGGCGGAGGTGAAGAACTGGTTGGATCGCGCGCTCGTCATCGTCCCGACAGACTGGATGTTCTCCAGGTCGAGGCTCCCGATAGCCTCCCCGCGGTCGGCGGACGTGACCTGGTCGCTCAGGGCGACGGACCTCGTGACGGCGGTCGGGAAGAGGCGGGAGACAGAGTTGGGGAACGCCATCTTCCCGTAGACGGGGACGTTCTGGTAGAAGTAGAACCCGGCGAGCTTCTTGCGGTAGTAGAGGGTGACGAGGTCGTCGATGTCGTTCGTCACGGCGGCATAGCTCGCGCGCGGCGGGTTGCTCAGGTTCCCGTCAAAGCGGAACCTCCCGTCCTGGCCCCCGACGACGCGGCCGTCCAGGTCGGCCAGGAAGTCCTCGTACAGGTTCACGAGGTCGTTGTAGAACTTCAGGAGGCGGACGGTGACGGCGTCCAGGTTCCCCTGGTGCTGCTCCTCGTAGTAGAGGCTCGGCCGGCCGAAGTCCTTGTTGGACATCCCGGTCGCGCTCTGCGTGCTGGGGCCGGAGCTCCCGGACGACGTGGCGCCCGAGCGGAGGAGGTCCTGCACCTCGGGAAGGAAGGTCAGGACCGTCTCCACCCGGTAGTAGAAGGTGTCCGGGGCGTAGAGGACGTAGTCGGACACCAGGCGCTGCCCGACGAGGCCGTTCTGCGCGCTCGGCGCCACGGCGTAGGCATAGTTGAAGGTCAGGACCGTCCCCGCGGGCAGGGGGGACTGCGCGACGTAGAAGGCGATGAGCTCGTCCCCGAAAACCGCGGGCTCGCGCAGGGTGATGGACCCGCCGGCGAGGACCTGATAGTCGACGCCCGCGACGAGGACGGCGGGGCTCCTCCCCATCCTGACGAGCTGGAACGGAGAGGAGAGGTCGGCGTCCCTCGTCGTCTTGAACGAGACGTCGGGGAAGGCCACGGGGCGGACGGTCCTCTCGACCTCGGGAAGGACGTAGTTCTTCCGGGCGGGAGAGGACAGGTTGATCCTCGTGCTGCCGGAAGGGGCGAGGTACTGGGAGGCGGAGACGCGGTACACGTCGTCGCCGAAGAAGACGAGGGTCCCGCCGGGGTACGAGGCGGTGACGTCCCCGGCGATCACGAACGAGTTGGAGCCGGCCACGACGGAGCCGACAGAGGAGGTCTCCGGGACGATGTAGGACTCGGGGAGGGGCGCGCAGGAGAGGACGTCGGCCCCGGCGGAGGCGGCCGCCATCGGGGCGGCGAGGGTCACCGTGGTGACGTCGCTCACGGGGTCGTAGGAGGAGCCGTCCACGAGGGCCGCCTCGGCCCCTCCGACGAGGATGACGGAGCCGGCGGAGACCTTGTCCGTCTGGTCCCCGTTCGCCGTGAACGTGTCCGACCCGGCCGCCACCTGGAGCGAGTCGAGGTCCAGGGGCTGGACGCGGAGGTTGAAGGAGGTCTCCCCTCCGAGGGCGACCTGGACCCAGTAGTCGAGCACGACGGTCTGGCCGGACTGGACCGGGTCCGCGAGGCGGAGGGTCCCGGGGGCCTGGTACTCGAAGAAGCCGGGCTCGAGGGGGACGCCGTTGACGTAGACCTTCATCCCGGAGTCGGCGGACACGGGCCGGCCCTCGGGGTTGAACGTGACGACGGGGGACCCCGGGGTCGAGGTCGCGGTCTCCTGGCGGACCTTGAAGGTCGCGAGCTCCACGAGGTTCACGGGGCTGTAGGTCGCCCCTTCGTCGTCGGTCACGAGCCCGACGTAGGTGGCGAGGAAGGCCTGGCCCGGCTCCGCCGGGTCCGTCAGGTTGACCTGGCTCGTCGTGGGGAGGACGGAGAAGCCGCTCCTCGGGACGGAGGAGAAGGGGCCCGACGCGGAGGGGCCGGAGGCCAGGGAGAACTTCTTGTACGGAGGGTCCAGCTCCGCCCATATCCGGTCCACGATGACGTCCGCGGCGGACCTGACGTCGAAGGTCTGGGACCCGGGCTGGACGAAGGCGGGGGAGACGGTGGCCCGGCCGAAGGTGACGGCCCGGATTTGCCTCGCCCCGACGTTCGGGCCGGACTCGACGAGGACCCACTTTCCGACGTCCGCGTCCGAGAAGCCGGCCGCGGTCTCCAGGAAGACGGGGAGGGTGACGGTACCGAGGAGGCCGGAGGCGTCCCCGGGGTCGCTCTGGCCGAGCGGCTCGGTGAAGGTCACGATGCCCGTCTGGGGGTCGAACCCGAAGTCGACGCCGGGCTCCGCCGCGTGGCCGTCGATCTCCGCCTCGAGGCCGAGCTCGGAGATGGCGGCCTCCGGGAGCTTGACCGCGGGGGTGGACGTCGCCAGGGTGACGACGACCTCCTTCCTGAAGGCGAACTTCAGCTGCCTCTGGTCGAGGTTCAGCAGGTAGGCCATGCCCATCTTCGCCGGGTCCGTCCCGTCCGCGAGGTCGCCGGTGAAGGTCCCGCTGCTCGACGGCCCCTGCTCTATCCGGTAGGTCAGGGAGGGACCGTCCACGGGGACGGTGGGGAGCATCACGAACGGGGACTGGGATATCCCGTCGACCAGCACCTGGTTCTCGACCGCGTAGTAGACCGTGAAGTCGGGGGCGACGGGCTCGCCGGAGCCGTTGACGCCGCTGCGGTAGACCTGGACGGAGACCCCGTCCTCTATCGGCATGAGGGAGTCCAGCCAAGCCCACGACCAGGAGGCGAAGTCGGCGACGTCCTCGGCCGACACGTAGCACTGCCCCGTGTCGGTCCTGACGACGAAGGTTCCGGTCCTTGGGGCCTTCGTCGGGGCGGAGGCGGAGACCTCCATCTCCCAGTACGTCCGGACTCCCCCGAGCTCGGCGAACAGGACGTACCGGTTGTCGAGGACGCCGACCGCGTCCAGGGGCACCGTGAAGGCGACGGACGGCCAACCGGGGTGCGAGGGAAGGGAGGTGCGGGCGGGGGCGACGGAGCCTATGGACACCCCGTCGTAGTAGGCGCCCTCACGGGCGTGTGCGTCCACGTCGGACGGGGAGAACACGACGCGCCCGGTGTCCACGGACCAGGCGAACGTCCCGGCGGCCGGGCTCGGCGGGAGGGACGCCTCGGTCGCGTACTGGACCGCCGTCAGGTGGAGGCCGTACCCGATCCTCACGAGCGGGGTCTGCCCGGAGGCGGGCCGCGGGTTCAGGAAGAGGAAGTAGTCGACGTCCGAGGAGGCGGGGAGGGTCCCGAAGCGCCCGGTGGCCGACTTCCGGTCGAGGAAGCTCTGGCGCTGCGAGAGCACGTCGCTCCCCCCGTACTCGGCGACGTCGGCGGCGCTGAAGTTCATCTTCCCGTCGCGCGACGAGACCTGGACGGTCCCCGCGGGGACGGAGGCCGGAGGGGAGAAGTCGGCCTCCTCGCCCACGATGACGATCGTGAAGGTCACGGCGCGAACGGGGGATCCCACGTAGACCGCGAACGGGGCGGAGGTGACCGAGGGGTCGGGGACCGGCATCACGAGCCTCTCGTCGTTCGAGAGGGGGCCGAGGACGTCGGGGGCGGAGCCGGGGGCGGGGAGCCAGCGCTTCGAGAAGGAGTCGTAGGAGAAGCGCTGGACCGAGGACTCGTTCCTCGTCCAGCGGAACCGCAGGGTCGGGTCGGCTATCTCGAGCTCGAGCTTGGCCGGGTCCGTCGAGTAGGTCACCAGGACGTACTCGGCGCGCTCCGAGACGGCGGAGAAGGCCGACCAGTCGGACACGACGTCCCGGGGAGGGAAGGAGTAGGGGTTGTTCCCCTCGCTGATCCTCACGCCCTCGAGGAGGGCTCCGCTAGTGTCGAGGGGCATTGGGCGACCTTACCGGGGCAATTCGAGCCCTACCGACGGGGCCGGCCGAGATTACAGGAACTTCCCGACGCCGGCGCCGCCCCCGGGGAACGGGGACGAGGGACCGGCGATGACGACCTGGGCCTGGACCTGCGGGAGGGCCTGGTCGACGCCCTGGGCGATGGCGGTCGCGAGGTTTATGGAGGCTATCCCGAGAAGGCCGCAGCCGACGAAGGACGCTATCATGAGGGGGATGGACACGGCCGGGACGGGCGCGACGCCGACGACCTTCCCCGTCCCTATTGCGGTCCCCGCGTTGACGGTGAGTATCTGGGCCAGGAGGAGGGACTGCGACAGGCCGTTCGAGAGCGCGGCGATGAGCATGTCCCGGTTGTTCCCCTTGATGGCGTGGGCGTCGAAGGAGGAGCGGAGGGCGGAGGCCAGGGACGGAGGGGCGAGCACGGGGCCGAACCCGACGCCGGCGCCCGCGCCGAGCGTCCCCACGTCCGCGGTCGTGACCACGGGCGCGGACACCATGTACCCGCAGAACCCGGCGGAGACGGCCGCGGCCATCTGGACGGCGGAGATGCCGAGGATGGTCTGGCCTGCGAAGTTGGCCAGGAGTATGCCGGCCACCGGAGGAGGGAGGAGGGCCATGCGTCAGGGGCCGATGAGAACGGTGGGGATGCCGAGGAGCGGGAGGCCGGTCACGTAATCGAGGGCAGGGGCGGGAGGGCCAGGGACGCCGGCCACGGCGCAGCCGACGGGGGCGGTCCCTATCTTGTTCACCGGGGCGGCCATCATGGCGATGACGCCGGACATGAGGGAGGCCGAGATCCCGCCGGTGACCGAGGCCGTGCCGGCCCCGGCGGACATCGCGAGGTTGCCGGCCCCGACGGAGGCCGTCAGGTTGCCGGCCCCGACGGTCAGGCCCATGTTGCCGGCCCCGACGCTCGAGAGCATGTTTCCGGCGGCGACCGTGTCCGAGATGCCGGAGCCCGCGACCACAGTCCTCGTCATCCCGCCGACCAGGACCGTCGCCGAGTCGACGCCGGCGACCATGGTCTTCGTGTCCGACAGGGCGAAGGTCGACTGGCGAAGCTGGCCGTAGAGCTCGGTCGTCTTGCCGAGGAACGTCTGGTTCACGTCGCCGGCGGACTTGAGCTTGTAGCCCCCGAAGCCGACGTTGTGGGTGACGGAGCTCGCCTCGACGGCCTCGGACCCGCCGACGTTCCTGACGGCGTTGCCCCCGACGACGTCCATCGTGGAGCCGGAGACGCTCCTGAAGTCGGAGCCGCCGACCATCTGCTCCCGGCCCTGGGTCCCGGCGTAGGTCGTCCTTATCTTGCCGTGCAGGACGAGGTCTATGGAGACCTGCTCCGGGGTCCCGGTCGAGTAGTCCTGGAACGCGCCGATCTCGGCGCGCACGCCGCCCATCGTGCGGAGGTCGATAGATTTCCCCGAGTTCTCGTCGGCGCCGATGACGGCCTTGAGCAGGCCGAGGATGTTGGCGTCGACGGACTTGCCGCGCTCCTGGGCGGTCCCGGTCCGGGTCTTCGGGACGTGAAGGTAGACGCGGCCCTCCTTGGAGACCCCGAAGACGAACTGGTTGCTCGTCGTCGGGCTCTGCACCCGGAAGAGGCGGGCGAGCGCCTTCGTGTCCGCCTCGGTCTGGCTCGTCGTGGTGTCGACGGGCTCGAGGACCGGGGCGGAGGCGGACGACTGCTGGTCGGGGTCGTCGAACACCCGCATCTTCAGGATGCGCTTGTAGAGAGAGCGGCCGGCCTCCGTGTACGGGTCGTTGCCGACCACCGTCCCCTTGACGTCCTCGATGAAGATGGGCGGGACCTGGTCGACCTGGACGCCGTCCCCGTCCTCGGTCACGGCCATCACGCCGTCGCTGGTGTGCCGCAGGTCCGCGCGGTCCTCGACGTAGCCCTGGTCCGTCTCGGCGAAGGACAGGTCGTGCTCGCCCATGACGACGTAGCTCGACCGTCGGCCGTCGGGGAGGACGACGTAGGGGTAGAACGGGTCCTCGGGGTCCGACCCGACGGCCTCGACCGGCGTCCCGTCTGGGTTTATGAGGCCGAACTCCAGGAGCTTGGAGTACGCCTCGCTCCCGGGCTCCACCTTCGTCACCAGGGTCCGGAGGCCGTCCGCCGACTCCGTGAGCTTCCCCGCCACGTACCGGTCGTAGTCGTCCACCGCGGGGTCGAACCCGGAGATGGCGAGGTCGGGGAGGAGGTTGAAGGCGTCCCTCCGAATGAGCCCGCGCCGGTAGGTGCCCGCCGCGTTGTTCGAGAGCTCGTTCACGGTCTGGAGGACCGAGGTCTGGTCCGAGTCGCGGAGCCAGTACTCGTTCCCGGCGCGGTTGGCGATGCGGGCGTCCCGGTCCAGGACGGCCTCGGCGCCGGACCCGGCCTGGGCGAGATAGTCGCCGGAGTACACCTTCCGGAGCTTCAGGCGCACCTGGTCGAGGCCGAGGTGCGGGTCGTCGAAGAGCTCGGGGGCGACCCTGCGGACCTCCTCGGCGTCGGCCGGGTCGATGACGGAGAAGGGGGCGAAGTCGCGGGCCCCGTACGTCCCGACCGTCATCCACTCGACGATGGAGGGGGAGTAGCTGCGCTCGCTGTAGCGGCGCCACTGGATGAGGCACTTCGAGCCGCGCTCGGGGACGTTCCCGGACCAGGAGCGCGGGCCGGCCCCGCCGGGCGCCGGCAGGGGGACGTCGTGATAGACGCCGGTCCCGCTCTCGAGCTGGATGGAGCAGCACATGGACTCGACGTCCACGTGGACGATGCGGGCGGCCCACATGAGGCTCCGGGAGGCCTCGGTCTCCTGGGAGGACTGGCGAGCCCCGCCCGGCCTGGTGTAGGTGGGCGGCGGGATGTGGAGTTCGTCTTTCGCCATGCTCCGTCCTCGGACGGTACCTCCCGGAGGACCATAACAGGGTAACGTCCCGCATGGCGACGATCCAGGTCACGAACATGGGCGGCAAGATTCTGGAGGCCGCGAGCTGGAAGGTAAAGGACCTCGGAAGGCTGTCGTCGGGCGAGCACGTCCGGGTGAACGTCCCCTTCAAGGACGCCAAGCTCCTGAAGTACCTGGCGAACGCCCAGGCCCAGGAGTGCGTCCTCGAGAGGGAGGAGGACGGCGGGCAGTCGGTGACCCTCGGGTACTTCCTCGAGAAGTTCTCGCACTTCCTGGACGCCGGGGACGGCAAGCCCGAGGTGGAGACCATCGCCTGGCTGAAGCCGCTCAACCGGACGGTCGAGGCCGTCATGGCCTACCTCATGGACCGGGAGTCTTGCGACTCCAAGTTCCTGGCGGCCATCGGGGCGCGGCGCCGCCCGGACCCGGACCCCGCGGACGACGCCGACGACGAGGGCTAGGTCCCCTGGGGAGGGCCCGGGTTGATGGTCTCCCCGACCTTCGGCACGCGGCCCGGGGGCTGGTACTGCGGCCGGACGTTCCCCGGCGTGTTCTGGGAGCCGCCGACCGAGGCGGCCGGGACGAGGCCGCGCTTCGAGGCGTCCCAGATGGAGCCCGGGAGCGCGCTCGCGGAGGCGTTCAGCTGGTCCTGGGGGCCGCCGTCCGCGAACGTCTCGTTGAACTTCTTGACCGCGTCCGTGGTCCGCCCGAAGTTCAGGTTCACCTCGCCCTGGAGGGCCTGGAGGGCCGCGGGGTCGCCCATGGAGGCGCGCTGGAGGAGGCCGGAGGACGGGTCCTTCAGGATGTTGGTGGACTCCGAGCCCTCGTTCGGACGGACGACGGTCCTCCCGCCGTTGCGGGCGTACTGCTCGCGGGCGGAGTTGTCGCGGTACTCGGCCTGGAACTTCGTGACAAGGTAGTTCCGGAGGACGCCGAAGAAGCCCTCGGGGGACTCGACGTCGAAGCTGTTGCCGAGGGCCTGGTCCTGCTCCGACAGGATGGTCGAGGTGGCGGCGTTGACCTCGTCCTGGCCGACGACCCCGGCGATCCCGTCCGCCCCGAGGCCCTCGGATCCGTCCACCAGGGCCTCCCCGACGTCCGCGGCGAGGCCGGCCGGGGTCGAGGTGACGGGGCCGAGGATCTGCCTTATCAGGTTCTGCGGCAAGACCGTCAGCCACGAGGCCCTGGAGAGGGCGCAGGAGCAGCGGTTGTAGCCCACGGCGGAGATGCCGGTGGAGAGCGTCGGGCTGAGCTCCGCGAGGGTGACGGCGCGCCGCACGGCGTCCGCCTCGGCGAACACCGCCCTCCCGGCCCTGTCGTTTATCGCCTTCGTGTACGTGGCCTGCTTCACCGTCGAGAGCTCCTGGACGGGGGCGCCGGCGGCGTAGTTCGACCCCTTGAAGGAGGCGCCCGTCACGTAGTCGTCCGGGGACATCTTCTCGAACATCTCGGCGAAGTTCGCCGACTGGGGGCCGAGGTTGGGCTGCGCCGGGTTGTCGGTGAGGAGCCCTCCGACCGCCGCGAACTGGATGTCGAGGTGGTTGACCGAGGTCTGAGGGTTGGACGCCTGCTGGTTCGGGTCCGGGAGCTGGACCTGGCCGCGGTCGATGAAGGCGCCGCGGCCGTACCGGTTGTGGCCGATGACCTCGAACCCGTACTCGTCCGAGACGGGGCGGACCATGATGTTGATGGAGGTGAGGGTCCGGATGGACTGCGACTCCGTCTTCTTCGAGACGATCGAGGTCTCGACCGCCTTCAGCCGGGTCGCGGCGGTCGCGGCGGCGGAGGCCGCGAGGTCCGCGGCGGTCTGCAGGAGCTTCGCCTCCGCCGAGAGCTCGTTGCCCTTCGGCGGGTTCTTGCGCTTGAAGGCCGCCAGGTCCTTCTCCGCCCTCAGCTTGTCGGCGTTGGCGGCCTTGGAGAGCGCGAGCGCCTCCTTGCGCTCGGCCTCCAGGGCCTTCACGTCCTCGGCGAGGGAGGCCTGGCGCTGCTTCTTCTGCTCCGCCGTGGTCGTCTCGGCCGTGATGGAGGGGTCCCAGGAGATCTTGTCGGCCGGGATGACCGAGAACTCGAGGAAGTGGCCGCCGACGTCGTGCGCGTAGTCGTAGAGGCCGGCGTTCGTCATCCCCGCCTCGTACCGGTTGAGGCGGAGGCGGTCGATGATCTGGGACCTCCGGTTGTTCTGGAGGCTCGCCAGGACGTCGCCCGCGGTCCGGTCGTAGGTGGCCTTCGGCCCCTCCTGGTTCTGCTGGTCCTGGGTCTTCGGCTTCGCGCCCTTCGTGCTGCCGCTCTGCTGGAGGATGCGGGAGAGGACCTGCCCGTCCAGGGTCTGCCGGTAGACCATGACGGCGTTGGGGAAGCCGAGGAGCTTCCCCGTCTTGGGCTCGCGCAGGACCATCGGGCCGCCGAAGTCCTCGGTCTGCCCGGTCTCCGTCAGGCCCATTGTCTCCCCGACGTTGGAGGGGAAGTTCACGACGTAGGTCGGCTCCTGGACGGTGCTCGCCCTCTTCGTGTCCGGGTTGACGAACGTGCTCGGCCTCGTGCTCCCGCTGGCCATGATGCGCCCGATGTTCTTGGGGGCGACGAACTTTCCGCGCTTCGCGGTCAGGGTGAGGGTCGTCGTGGCCTGGCCGCCGACCGCGTAGGCGTGGGAGACGCCGGCGACGTAGAAGAACGCGTCATAGCGCGGGATCCAGACGGGGAAGCCCATCCGGAGCTCCGGGCGCATGGGGATGGTGACGGTCCCCGACTCGCGCTTGGAGTTGACCTTGTCGATGTGGTCGAGGAGGTGATAGAAGAGTTTCTTGGCGTCGCCGGCCCACTCTATCTCGACGTCGATGCGGCGCCAGCCGTAGCGCTTGAGCAGATGCCAGTCGATGACGCCGGTGCGCGGGGTCGTGATGTCGGAGTTCAGGCCCCAGTCCATCACGCCGCCGAAGGCGTTTCCGTGAGAGGTGACGTGCGTGTACACGTCCTGCTCGTTGTCGGTGATGGAGTCGTCCATCATCTCGAAGTCCTGGATCCAGGACACCGGCTTGTTCGGCAGGACGTTGAGGTTGTAGAACGGCGGCTTGAAGACGATGTCGCCGGTCGGGTCGCAGTAGAACTCGTAGGCCCCGGCCTGCTGAGCCGCGGTCATCGCTATCTGGAGCTTGCTCTGCGTGTCGGTCTGGAAGAAGTTGAGCTCCGCCGCGCGCGACAGCTCCTTCTTGAAGACGGCGACCTCCCCCGGCTGCGTCTTGAACAGGTTCGTCTCCGGGTTGAGCCCGAGGTTCTGGGCCTCCTGCTCGAAGATGGCCCTGGAGATCTTGAGGGGCGAGGTGTCGCCCGGGACGCCGGAGAACGTGTAGGCCTGGCCGCTGGACCCGTACAGGACGAGGCTGTTCCAGATGTTGCCGAACTTCAGCTGCCAGTACGCCATGATGTCCTTGGCGTACTGGGCGACGACCTGCTGCTCGGCGCCGTACTCGGGGCGGAAGGAGAGGAAGGAGCCGGTGGTGATGGAGAAGTCGCCCATCGCCTCCCTGGCGAGGGCGACGATGACCGTGTAGGGGTTCATGCCGGCGAAGTAGTTGCCGAACATGTTCCACCCGGACTGGGTCTTGTCCTGGTCCGTCCAGGCCGCGTTGGTGGAGAAGTTCGTGAGCTCCCACCACCGGAGGATGTCCTTGCACTGCAGGGTTATGGTCGTCACCCCGTTGCTCCAGGAGCGGGTGACGGAGGAGACGATGCCCCAGAAGGTCCGGTAGTATTGGGGCGTCCCGCCGACCGTGTAGTAGCCCTTGGCGTAGACCTCGATCTCCATCATCGACATGATGACGAGCCGGCCGTCGACGTAGAAGTTGTTGACGTCGGTGTCGGGGACCGAGAGGGTGATGCTGGCGCTCCCGGGAGGGGAGTCGACGGAGGCCTCCGTGTTGACCGCCGTCACGTAGCGGTTCACGTCGATCTCGCGGCGGCACTCGCCGCACGCGATGACCGTCGTCTCCCCCTGGATGGACACGTACACGTCCGGCGTCAGGGAGACGAACGGGCGGCGGTTCGGGCCCCAAGTCCCGCGGAAGGCGGAGACCCTCGTCACTGGCCCACCGCCGGGCGGAACCCGCCGTTGACGCCGACCTCGAAGTCCGTGAACCTCCCGTCGTTCCCGACCTCGAAGTAGTATCTGACGCTAAAGCGGTAGCTGTACGCCATGTTGTGGGGCTTCATGTCGGAGTCGGTTATCTCGAACGAGGTGAAGGAGCCGACGTAGAGGAAGTTGTCGAAGTAGATGAAGACGCTGTACCCGAGCTCGGCCACCCCCTGGTTCGCGGGGGCCTCCGGGCCGGAGAAGATGATGCCGTTCGTCTTGTAGATCGCGAGGAGGGAGAGCAGGTTCTGGTGGCTCGCGCTGAAGGTGCGGAGCTCGCCCGTGATGCCCCCGTTCCCGGAGGAGTCGACGACGTACTGGCCGGCGGTGACGCCCGAGCAGGAGAGCTCCACGGGCTTCTCGAGCCAGACGTGGACGATGTTCCCGTTCCGGCCCTTGACGGTGTTGTCGACGGTCGGCTCGAAGCTGAGGGTGAACTCGCTCGGGTTCACCATCATGAGGAGGCCGGGGACGGCCCGGACGGCCTCTATCTGGCGCCGGAGGGCGTCGGTCTGCAGGCGCGTGATCTCCAGGCGGGAGGCGTCGAACTCGACCAGCTTCCCTATGCGGTCGCCCGCGGCGTCCGACTCGAGCTGGGTCGACCCGGTGGTCATGATGGAGCCCCGGACCTGGGCCTCCTCGGCGTCGGCGGTCTCGCTGACGTTCGGGTCCTTCGGGGGGCCCGAGTCCGCCCCGATGTTGCCGCCGTGGCGCCCGGCGGCCACCTCGGCGCTCAGGGCGTTGTAGTGCATGGTCAGGCCGTCCTGATAGACCTTGGGGGAGGCCTGGAAGTACTTGCGGCCCCCCACGCCGTTCAGGAGGCCGTCCGTGTACTCCTGCGGGGTCTGGGCGACGGCGGCGTCGGGGTAGGCCCTGACGAGGAGGTTGACGTGGTAGTTGACGGCCTCGTCCAGGGAGACGTTGCCCTTGTAGTACATGGGGAACGCGTTGTTGTTCCCGTCGTAGTCGACGCTGAGGTAGTAGGTCCCGCCGCCGGGCTCCTTCGGGGCGTCGACGATGCCCGACTCGGGGCTGTTCTCGGAGCCCTTCCCGAACTGGGCCTGCCTGTCCTTCAGGTTCGCGGAACCTGGGGCGTAGGTCCCGCGCTTCGCGCCGGGGGCCAGGCTATAGCCGAGGTTGTAGTTGTAGGTCCTGAAGGAGCTCGAGCCGGGGACGCGCCCCGACTCCTTGAAGATCTGGGAGGCGATGAGGTTGATGGTGGCCTCGGTCGGGACGACGCCGGCCCCGTACCTGCCGTCCGCGTAGGCGTCGCGTATCTTCTGCCGCAGCTCGGCGATGTTGACCTCGGTCCTCGTCCTCGCCTGGAGGCCGGCGTTGCTGGCCTGGAACCGGGTGTTGTTCAGGGGCTTGCCGTCGGCCTTCTTGATGGGAGGGCCGGAGCTCGCCGGGGGAGGGGCGACCTCGTACTCGGTCAGGGTCGTCTGGACCCGCTTGTAGGGAAGGAAGTCGACCGGGACGTCGGGAGGGATGAGGCCGACGATGAACGGCTTGAAGTTGCGGCGCGCGGGCATGGCGCTGCCGTAGACGCCGGTCGTGACGTCGCCCGGGGCGGCGAGGCCGAAGCCGCGGGGCATGACGAGCCTCTCCATCTGGGAAAGGACGTTCGTCAGAGGGTAGGCGAACTTCTCGGCGACGACCTTGGGTATCGCCATCAGCCGCCTCCCCCGACGCCCGGGAAGAGCGCGGCGTTGATGACGTCGTCCGCGGTCTGCGGGGACGGGGCGACCGCGGGCCCGTTCTGGGCGAAGTCCCCGCTCCCGGACAGGAGGTCCGCCTCGCTCTGGCTCGGGGAGGGGGACGGGGCGACGCCGCGCTGGCTCGGGAACACGACGCGGCTCGTCGAGCCAGGGAAGGTGTAGAGGGACTCCTCCACGGCGAACTCCCAGCTGAGGTCGAAGGCGAAGGCCTTCTCGTCGGTCTCCTTGACCTCGAACCTCGTGAAGTGGCCGAAGTAGATGCCGCGGTCGTAGATGGCCATGACGCGGCCCCGGAGGGCCGGGAGGCCGTTCCCGTCGTAGATGACGCCGTTGTTATGGAAGAGCTCGAGGAGGTCCTGCTGCCTCTCCCAGGCCATGGTCGCGTGGCGGCCCTTGCCGCCGCGGGCGAAGGACGGCTGGCCCTGGCTCCCGGCCGTGTCGTCCGAGCCGGCGGTGAGGCCCACGCCGGGGCCGAGGAACGCCCCCGTGCTGGACTGGGCCGAGAGGGTGTCGAGCTCGTCCGGCCAATTGAACTCCACGTACCCGCCCACCGTCATCACCTGGTTCTTGCTCTTCTGGAAGTTCTCCGAGAGCTCCGACGGGTTGACGTGCAGCGCCAGGAGGTAGGGGTAGAGCGGCTGGCGCATCGGGTCCGTGATCTGGAACAGGAACGGCCGCCCGCCGCGCTTGACCTGGGCGGTGAGCGCGTCGGCCTGCGCCGGGTTCTTGACGCTCGGCATCTCGACGGGCATCAGGGCCTCCGGGCGAGCTTGTCCATCGCGTTGAAGACGGCGCCCTCGAGCTGCTTCTGGGTAAGGCCGGAGCCGTTGATGTTGACGGTCGCGTTCACGGTCCCGCCGCGCTCGCGCCCGGTGTCGTTCGCCGGGAGGGCCGGCACCACATACTCGCCGCGGTGGAGACGGTAGTTCCCGGTGTCGGGGATGGGCCCTCCGACCTGCTTGCTGCCCTTGGTCTTCTCGTCGAAGGACTTCCAGGCCTCGTTCGGGCTCGAGACGTTCGTGTCCATCGTGGCGAGGGTCCCCATGGCCGACCCGCCCTGGACGCCGACGCCGTACGCGTAGTCGGCCATCATGCGGCGGATGGCGGGCGACTCCTGCATCTTGGCCTGGAGGATGCCGAACTCGAGCAGGGCGTCCTTGAAGGACGTGAGGGTGCTGTCGCGGATGACCTTGGAGTACTGGCCGTTCAGGAAGCCGGGCTCGTACCTGATGCCGCGCTTGAGGACGGAGGCTACGTCGTGCACGCCCTCGTAGACGTCGTCGGTCGCCTTCGTGACGGCGTCCGTCCCGTCCTTCTGCGTGTTGACCGCCTCCTTGTGGGCGGACTCGGAGGCGCGGAGGGAGTCCCCCGAGCGCGCAGGCTGGCCGGGCGGGGCCTGGCCGGGGACGGCGGCCGGGGAGGGCTTGGCCGTCTCCTTCGCCGCGTCCGCCATCGAGGCGGCGGCGTCTGCGGACTTGGCGTTGATGCGCTGGAGGTTGGAGACGGTGTCCGAGACCTCGTCGGCCACCTCCTTGTCCTTCTGGAACTTGTGGATCTCGGCCTGCGAGGTCCCGGCCCGGCGCATCTGGCCGGGGCCGCCCTGGTCCCCCGCCCGCTTGTCGGCCTCCGTGATGGCCTTCGGCAGCACGTTCTGGCCGAACTCGAGAAGGGCGTCCGCGTCGCCCTTGCCGCTGTAGGCGGCGACGGTCTCCATGGCCTTGCCGAACTTCCCCTGGTCCAGGGCCTCCGTCACGCCCTTCATCAGGTTCGCCTGCTGGGCGGGGTGCATCTTGCGGGAGGACAGCATCTTCTCGATGTTCGAGCGCAGGGCCTCCTTCAGGGCGACCGCCGCCTCGTCCGAGCGCTTCCCCTCCTCCGCGTACCGCTTGCGCTCCGCCGGGTCCGTCGCGGAGTTGGCCTTCGCCCAGGACTCCTTGCCCTCGGCTATCATCTTGTCGTACTGCGACTTGTAGTAGTCGCCCGCCGTGTTGGCGAGGGCCACGCCGCTCTTGCCCTGCTCGACCCCGCCCTTGAGCTGCTCCTTGTAGTTCTTGAAGGACTCCTGGCCCCCGGCGCCGTAGCCCTTGATGTTCCACTTGTCGATGGCGGCCTTGGCCGCCGTCTTCTTGGAGTCGCCGCTCCACCAGTCGAGCATGCCGTTGAAGATGTCGGAGACGACCTTCAGGATGCCCGAGACCTTCTCGTAGATCTGCTCCAGGATGTAGGAGATGACGTTGTCGAGCTTCTCGCCGAGCGACATCGTCGCGTCGGTGTTCTCGCGCTGGAGGTCCATGGCGGTCTGCTGGACCTTCTCGTCCTTGTTGGAGAGCTCGGCGGCCTGCTCTATCTCGTCGCGCGAGGCCTTGGCCATGTCCTCGGCCGTGATCTCCTGCTTTCCCATCCGCTTCTGGAGGATGCCGCGGAGGGCGGAGTCCATGGACTTGCTGACCGTCGTCCCGTACTCGTGCAGGGACTTCATGTAGAGGTCCATCGACGAGTTGTACTGGTTGAGGGCCTCGATCATGTCGGAGGACATGCCGCGGGACTCGGCAACGTGCTCGTTGATGCCGGAGACGCGCTGGCCGGCGACGTGGCCCGTGATCCGGGTGAGCTCCGCCTCGAAGAGCTTCATCGTGTCGCGCATGGAGGCGCCCTTGGTGGCCGAGGCCACGCCGAGAGCCCCGCCCCTGCGGCGGTCCTCGTCCGCCCCCATGAGCTTCTGGGCCTCGCCGATGGTCGACGCCTGCGCGCCCGAGGCCTTGGCCTGGGTCAGGATGTCGTTCATGGCGGCCTTGTCGCCCTTCTTGAAGGCGGCGACGAACTTGTCCCCGAGCTCGGGGCCCAGGGCCTCGCCGATGACGTCGGCCTTCTTGAGGAACCCGTCCTTGAGGATCTTGTTCGTGGTGTCGACCCCCGCGACGAGCGTGTGCTTCACGCGCTCCTCGAACGACATCCCCTTGAAGCCCTTCCCGAACGCGTCCATGTACCGCTTCACGTCGGCGGCGGACATGTTCTTGGAGAGCATCTTGATGACGCCGGACAGCTCCTCCATTCGGTTGGTGTAGAGCTCGAGGGACGGGATGGTGTCGTGGAAGATGCCCATGAACTTGGACACCGGCATGCCGGACGTGGCGGCCGCCTTCACGATGTTCTCCATCGACTTCTGGACCTGGTCCGCGCCGAGGCCGACCTCGTTCTCGAGCTTGCCCATCATGGCGGCGACGTCGTTCGCCTCCATCCCGAGGGCCTTCCCGTACATCATCGCGTTCTTCGCGAGGACCTCCACACCCTTCGCGGTGTCGCCCTTGCCGAGCGTCATCATGGCGTCGCGGGTCTTGACGACGGACCCGGAGGCCTCCCTCATGTAGGAGTTGATGATGCCGGCGGTCTTCTCGACGGAGCCGCCCATCGTCAGGAGGTGCCCGGTCGCGTCCTTGGCGCCCTTGCGCAGGTCGTCGATGGCCTCGGTGTAGGCGCCAGCCTTCGTCGTGAAGTCGTTGGCCGTCCCCGCGCCCTCGATCAGGGCCTTGTTCATGCCGGTTATGGCGGAGGAGGCCTTGGCGACGAAGCCGAGGAAGGCGGCGAACCCGACGGTGAGGCCCCCGAGGACGGGGGCGAGCTTGGCGAGCCCGGCGACGACGGAGCTCCCCTCGCCGAGGGCGGCGCGGGCGGAGGCCGCCTGGGACATCTTCCCGCCGGCGCGCACGGCGTGGCGGACGGAGCCGGCGGCGCCGAGGATGCCGCGCAGGCCGCCCGACTTCATGCCGCCGAAGGCCTTCCCGACGGAGGCCCCTATCTCCTTCTGGAAGTCCTTGCCCGAGTAGTTGGCGGCCTTACGGAGCTGGTCGCGCTCCTGCTTGCGGGCCTTGATGACCTGCTTGATCTCGTTCAGGTTCTGGCGCTCGAACTTCCGGTTCTCGCGGAGCTGGCGGGTCAGGTCCGCCATCTCCTTCTCGGCGGCGGAGGCCCCGACCTCCGCCTGCGCGCGCTCGTCGGCGGAGCCGGCCGAGGCCGCCTTGCGCTTGAGCTCCTCGGCCTTCTTCTTGGCCTCCTGGAGCTGCTTGGCGAGGGCCGCCATGTTCTTGACGGACTCCTTGGTCGCGGCGGAGAGCTCGCCGGACATGGCCTTGGCGGCCGCGGCGATCTTGGCCACCTCCCGGACGGCAGAGCCGGAGCTCTTGGAGATGGAGCCCCAGTCCATCTTCATCGACGCCAGCTTCTTCTGCGTCTTCCCGAACTCCCGCTCCATCTTCTTGAGCGCGGGCTTGTCCCACTCGGGCTTGACGAGGACCTTCGTCGTGATGGTCTCTTTACTGGCGGCCATTCAGGTCTCCGTCCACAGTAGGCTCATCGGAGCTCTCTTCACCCTGGATCTTGCGGGCGTGGGACGACATCTGCTGGGACTGGAGGGCCCTGATGCGGGCCAGCAGGGCCTCGGCCTCCTCGCGACCCCCGAGGACCCTGGAGGAACCGGAGACGGGGACGCCGTCGGAGAAGACGGGGGCGCGGTATATGCTCTGCCGAGAGTCCTCGATGGAGGCGGCGCGGGCCCGGGCACGGGCTATCTGCTGCTCGACGACAAGGTCGTGATGGTCCTTCTCCTCCGAGAGGGCGGCCTCCATCTGGGCCCGCAGCTCCTCAGCCGAGTCGGCCCGGAAGCGGCCGACGACGGTCGCCTTCCTGCCGTCCGGAAGGACGATCTCGGCCTCCTTCTGCTCCGCGCCGGACCGGTTCAGGTAGCCGTAGAGGACCTTCATCTTGAGCTCCTCGAGCTCGGCCTTCTCGCGCGCGGCGCGAGCCCGGTCCTTCTCGTCGATGGAGCGGACCCCCTTCCCGGCGAAGCAGGACCCGATGAACTTGGCGTTCGTCCAGTCGCGCTCCATGGCCTCCCGGGAGTCCATGAGGCGGTTCAGGCTCGTCCAGGCCTGCTGACAGTAGTTCATCCCGAGCTCGTCCGTCCCGGCCACGCCGGTGTTGGAGGGGGAGTGGACGGGGGCCCCGGAGGTGTGCATCCAGCGGTACCTGGATCGGTTCTCGTGGACGAAGATCTCGACGAGAGGCCGGAGGCGGGCCGCCTTCTCGTTCAGGGCCGCGAGGCTCTGGACTATGGTGTCCTGGACGCCCGAGGGGAGCCTACGGACGACCCGGGAGAGGCGCGCGGTCTTACGGTGTCGGTCCGGGAGCAGGTTCTCCCCGTCGACCATGAAGACGCTGCTGGCGATGAGCGCCGCCCGGTGAGCCTCCTTGACCTCGACCGGGGAGGTCTTCATCGGCTTGAGGTAACCGATATAGCGGAGCTCGTGGTGGTTGATGGTCTTGAAGACGAACGTCTTGCCCACGATGTGGGCGGAGCACGTCAGGAACCCCTGGTACAGGTAGGCCTCGAGGTCGACCCAGACCTCCTCGTCGACCGGCTTGTACGCGTCGGGAAGGCTTATCCGGACGCGCTCGGGGGCCGCGTCGGCGCTCATGGCGCGGTGCGGCGAAACCTCGGGTTACGGCTCTGGGCGGAGGCCTTCGGATCGAAGCGGGGAGGCTGGACGACCTGCACGGCCGCCGGCTTCTCGATGACCTCGGAGGGGACCGAAGGCTGGGCGACGTGGGTCGGGACGCCAGGGGCGAGGGGAGTGCTGCGAGAGCGGGCGGCCATCGCGGACTCGATGGCGCTCGGGGTGCGGGGCTCCGCCGGGGGAGGGGTCGGGACGGGGACCGACGCCCCGGCCTTCGGGAACGGGAGCTCCTCGTCGTCCGACATGGCGGACACGTCCTCGCGGGGCGGGCGGACGGGCTCCGGATCCGGATCCGAGGCCGCGGGCTCGGCGGGACGGGCGACCCTCGCAGCTCCGCGCTTGACGGCCTGGAAGGGGTCGAAGTCCTCCTCCGCGCCCTCGTAGTCCACGTCGGCCGCGGACGGGGCGGGAGCCTCGTCCCGGACGGGCTCCTCCTCCGGGGGAGCTTCCTGCGAGGCCTCCTCGACCGCGTCGGCGAGGCGCTGCGCCTCGACCAGGGGAGGAAGGCCGAGGGTACGCCGCATGTCCGCGGCGCGCTCCTCCAGCTCCTCCAGCTCCTCCAGGGGAGTGCGGGCGTTCTCGAAGACGATGTTCTTGGAGAGGTCCTTGTTGTGGGAGGCCATGAGGTCGGCGAAGACGTCGTAGGCGAGGTCCACGAACTCCGCGTCCCAGTTGGCGATCCGAGAGTAGATGAACTCCTGGAGGCTGAGGAAGACCTGCTTGCCGTCCTTGCCCTTGACCTTGAACTTCTTCCCGGTTATCCGGTACTCCCGGAGGTCGGTCTCGCCGAACCCGACGATGGCCGCGGACAGGGTGACGCGCTTCGTCTCCTCGAGCCCGAACTCCTCCTTGAGGCTCTTCTTCGCCAGGTTGGAGTGCTCGTAGCTGACCGTCGAGAACCAGAGGTTCAGGTCCCCGATCTGCTTCTTCCAGCACTTGTCGAGGTTGACGTTGGAGAGCTCGCGGTCTATCTCCGCGATAATGTCGTCATCGCTCATGCCCGGACGGTACCGGGCGGCGGGTCAGGCGGCGGCCAGGTAGTCCCGTAGCTCGGCCTCCGTGTAGAGGACGGGCCTGTTGTTCGCCTCGGAGAAGGCTATCTCCTTCGGCACGCCGGAGGACACCTGCCAGCCGGAGGACAGGAAGACGGCGTCCGACCTCAGTATGAGGACCTTGGCGGCCTCTATCCAGTGGTCGTAGGGGAGGGTCCCGTTCCAGAACCTGCCCATGACGTTCAGGCAGATGGGCACGCCGTTGAGCCGGGAGACGAGCAGGGACGCCTCCTCGCAGACGCGGACGTTCCGCTCCACCTCCCAGGCGTTGGCGCCGCTGTACGCGCCGGCGACGAAGATGACCTTCATGCCGGAAGGTACGCCGGAGGTCCGAGGACCTCCGCAGGCCCCCGAGGCTCAGCTACCAGTCTCAATTCATGACGCGTTGCGTCATCCGTACAAACGAGATCCGCTGCCGGGCTTGAGTATGGGATTGTTCCCCGAGTCGAGCTGCGGGCCGTAGTTGTCGGGGCCGTTGCCGTAGAAGCTCGAGCCGTCGGTCACGTCGGTGCAGGTCGCCGAGGCGTCCTCCATGACGATCGCCGAGTCGGACGGGAAGCTCGCCGAGATGGAGTTGAGCCAGCACGCCTCGAAGAACGTCACGAGGGCGTAGTTCGGGTCGTCCGTGGCCGGGGTCTTCACGAGCACGGCGGCCGAGTCGCGGGCCGTCACGAGCTCGGAGAACACGAGCTCCGAGCGGAGGTCGAAGGGCCAGCGGTGCTGGCGCAGCGAGCGGACGAGGCCGTCGACGCCGCCGCGGTACCCGACCTCCTGCATGATGCCGGCCGTGTACAGGAGAGTCCTGTTCAGGGTCACGGTCATCGGCTCGGTCACGTTCGGCACGAGCTCCTGGATCTTGTCGCCGAAGCCGACGCCGCGGACGGGGTCGATGGCGCGCGACTCGTTGTAGTCGAAGGTCGACAGGACGCCGATCTGCTTGTCCGACGGCTGGTTCACCGTGTAGGGGCGAGAGAACACGCGGTTCTTCTGCGAGATCGCAACCCGGGTGTTCGGGGAGGAGCCTACGCGGTAGATATAGCTGTCGGCGGAGTCTCTTGCCATACCGTTGGGCCCCTATTAACGGGCTCCCGGATACGACAGGTTTCGTATGTTCGATCCCCGCAGAGAGAACGCCGCCAAGATGGCCAGGCGGAGGTTCGAGTCGAGGGCGATCCTCGACCGGGAGAAGTCCCGCCACCCGTGCAAGGACTGCGGCCACAGCTACCACCCGAGCCAGATAGACGTGCTCAGCCCGGGAGGGAGGAAGGTGCCGATAGCGAGAATGCTCCACCTCTCGAAAGCGAGGCTGCTGGCGGAAATCGCCAAGTGCGAGATCGTATGCGCGAACTGCTCGAGGCTGCGCGTATGGATGAGAGAAAGAGAAAGACGCCGCGGCCCAACCTGAACCGCTGCAAGCTCTGCAAGGAGCTGTCGGAGTCCCTGACCCCGCTGATGCCGGAGATGGAGGTCAAGGGGCCGGTCTGCGCCAAGTGCGAGGCATGGGTGACCCGCCAGAGGAAGCTAGGGAGGATCTGCGTCCACGCGAGGGCCACGTGGGAGTGCAAGAAGAAGGCCTGCGTCGTCCGTTACGTGATGGAGTCGTAGGCCGTAAGTCAGGTCTATCCCAGGATAGGGACGGACATGAGCGGCTACGACCCAAAGAACGACGGAAGCTTCGGAGCCTGGTTCGGCAAGCTCTTCCTGCTCGGGTTCGCCATCGCAATCGCGTTCTGCGTCTGGCTCTGCCACATGGCCAACCTGAAGGCGGAGCGAGAACTACCGAGCAAGCGACAGCACACGCAGCAGCCGGCCGGCCCTAGCTCTCCATGACGTCCTCGACGAGGGCGGTCAGGCAGTCCACCTTCTCGACCGGGGATGTGGAGTCGAAGACCAGGGTCGGGGAAGAACAGAAGGCCTTGCACCTGCTGCAGCGATAGCCGAACGCGGTCGGCCTCCAGTCGTGGATGATGAACCTCATTGATATCGGGGGATCGCTAACGTGCCGGTCTCCCTGACGATAGGAGACGTCCGAGAAGTCCGCCATCTTCGCGAGCCTCCGGATCATCTTCCCGGTCAGCATCAGGTCTTCCCGGCGTGCCGGAGACTGCAGTCTAGGCCGTACCTCTTGTCGAAGAACTTCACGAAGTAGCGCGGGCCGAAGCCGGCAGAGGTGGCGTCGACGTACACCCCGTTGTGGGAGACCTCGACCACCGGATGGGAGACGCTGCCGTTCCCCCAGGTGACCGAGTCGCCGACCTTGAAGGTCTTGGCGGCCTTCTTCCTCTGCGCCCGAACGCCCATCTAGTCGGCGCCCTTGATGTTGGCGACGGGGTAGAGACGACGGGACACGCGGGCGATGCCGGCCTGAGAGAGCGTGTCGAGGACGGCGTCCAGGTCCTTGTAGACGTGCCCGCACTCGTCGAGCACAACGTCGCGGGTGTTGGTGAGGATGCCCTTGACCGGGACGCCGCCGAAGGTCCGGACGACGTCCCGCATCTCGTCGTTTATCTCGCCCTGCCTCGACTCCAGGGCGCGCTTGGCGGCGCCGCGGCCGAGGACGCGGCCCGATCCGTGGTTCACGGAGCAGGCGGACTTGTGAGATCCTGGCTCGGCGAAGAGGACGGCGGCGCCGTGGAACATGGAGCCAGGGATGAGGCAGGGGTGGCCGGTCTCCTCCCATGCCGTCCCCACGAGGTCGGGGTGGCCGGCGGGGAAGGCGCGCGTCGCGCCCTTGCGGTGGACGAAGCCCCTCTTCGTCGTCCCGTCGGGGAGGACGAGGGTCTCCCTCTGGACGAGGTTGTGGGAGATCTCGTAGTAGACGGAGGACTCGGCCCCGTAGACCTCCTGGAGGGAACTGGCGACTCCCTTCGCGATGACGTGGCGATTGGCCACGGCGAAGTTCGCGGCCGAGTTGTGGTAGGCCCAGTACTCCTTGCCGAGGGGCTCGTCCGCCCGGACCCAAGAGTCCTCGCGACGGTTCATGGGGAGCTCTCGCAGCTCGGCGCCCTTATAGAAGAAGTGGTTCGCGGTCTGCCAGCCGTAGCCGCGCGAGCCGCAGTGGACCATCACGAACACCTCGCCGGAGTCGCGATCAACCTGCATCTCGACGAAGTGGTTGCCGCCGCCGACGGACCCGAGCTGGTCGCCGACCTTGGACCGGGCCTTCTCGATGGCGTCGAGGTCCAGGTCCTCGGGGACGGGGATGTACTGGCGCTCGCAAAGGTCCGCCGACACGCCCATAGCCCGGGCCCCGTAGCGGAGGATGTCCTCCTGGGCCCTGACGTTGAACTTCGGCATGAGGTCGGGGCGAGAGGACCCGACGCCGGTCGCGATCCGCTTCTCGACGGCCTGGATCCAGGACCGACGGCGCTCGGGGTCGGCGACGTCCGCGGCGGTCAGGCTCGTCCGCATGTAGAGGACGCCGCAGGAGATGTCGTACCCGGAGGCCGCCTGAATGATGACGTCGTCGGTCACGACGACGCAACCGACGGGGACGCCGTAGCCGAGGTGACAGTCCGGCATCGCGTACGCTCCGGTCACGCCCTCGTAGGAGGCTGCGGCCGCGAGCTGCTGCCACATGCCCTCCTCCGAGGCCTCGTACAGGGCGTCGGAGAGGAAGGCGTGGGCCTCCACCCTCATGGCCGTCCCGGTCATCCTCGGGAGGACGTAGTGGCCGTCCTCCACCCTCTCGGCCGCGTACTTCATGGACATGCGGGGAGCCTACAGTCAGGCCGCGATCTGCTCCACCCCGATGCGGACCTGGGCGACGGCGGCGGCGACGTCCTCCAGGTGCTCGCTGTCCTCGATGCCGTGAGGCCGGCTGACGAGGACGCGGACGTTCACCTTGGTGGCCGCGGCGATGAGAAGGGCGTGCGCGTGGTCGCTGACCTCGAGCTGGGCGGGGAGGGGGACGTGGCCGTCGCCCGCGAAGGCGACGACGTTGGCGCCGATCTCCCGGATCGCCATCACGAAGTCCGGCTCCGCCGGATGGCCGAGCAGGCGCCCCGAGTGGACGATCACGTACTCCATGTCCTCACAGATCTTCTCCGCAGTCTCTTTGTCGCTCATGGTCCCGTTTCTCCTGCGGGGCCGTAACGCGGCGTCCGGAGGATCTACGGGCTGTCGGGGAAGTCCATGCGGGTCAGGTACTCGAGCGACTCTCGGATGCCCTGCGCCATGCCGTCGACCTCCTCCTTCTTGGCCTCCAGCGAGTCGTGGATCCAGGAGAGGGAGGAGTCGGTCGAGAGGGCGCGGCTGTGGCGAAGGGCCTTGTCGATGGAGTCCCTGCAGACCTTGAGCTCCTGGAGGAGCGCGCGGGCGGAGGCCAGCTGGTTCTGCTCCAGCTCGACCTTGGCGACGACGCGCTTTCCCATCTCGAGAAACGGGTCCGAAAAGGAGGCCGAAACCTGGGCGAGAGCGTCCTCCACGGCCTCCTCCCCCTTCGGGGAGGGAGACCCGGGGGCCTTCTGGGCCCACTGGTCGCCGTCCGGCATCTCGAAGACGACGGCGGGGAAGCCCTCGATCTCGATCTCGCCGGAGTACTCGGCCTTCTGGCGCACCTCCCAGGGAAGCTCCTGGACGTCCCACCGCCCGTCGCCGTCCAGGTGGAAGGCGGGGCCGCGGACAAGCTTCGGGACCTGGTCCATGACCACGGGATGGGCAATCGAAGGCGTAGGGTGTTGCATGAACGCCTCGGTCGAGCGAAGCGCCCTCCATCTCATACTCGTGAACTTCGTCCACCAGGGACCGGACGAGAGGGCGAGGAGCGAGGCCGCGGTGAGGGCCACGGTGAAGAAGGCCACGGACATGGGCGTCCTGGACGTCGGGAGGACGCCGGAGCTCGACCTCCTCCAGGACCCGGTCATGTTCGCGGGCGGTCCGAGGAGCGAGCTCATGGACTTCTACCTCGACGAGCGCAGAAAGAAGGGCTGAGGTGCGCCTCGTCCTCACCCGGACGAGGTGGCTGAGACTGCTGCACGGGGCCGACCCCGAGGCGTGGAGGAGAAGGTTCGGGATGGAGCCGTTCTCGGCCCCGTGCGGGGAGTGCGGGCGCGTGCTCACGGCCTCCGTCCCCTTCGCCGTCGGCGAGGCCAGGGGGCTCGAGGCGCCGAGGTGCGAGTGCGGTAACGAGAGGACGCCCTACAGCATGGTGTGGGAAGACCGGTAGGGGCGCGGGCCGGAAGTCCGCGAAGGGGCCGGATAGGGCACGGGACGACGAAAAGGCGGTTAGGAGACCGCCAAAGTCGAGAGGGTCGGAGAATGGAGACAACCAAGACCGAGAACGTCCGGGAAAAGATGTCGGAGTCGGACCTGGCGACGGGGACCGTGCTCGACGGCCGTTATGAGCTCCTGACGCCCGTGGCGAAGGGAGGCATGGGGAGGGTGTGGGTCGCCCGCGCCAAGGGCGGAAGGGGCTTCAAGAGGCTCCTCGCCGTGAAGACGATCCTGGCGTCAGAGCACGAGGAGGCGCGGATGGAGGACATGCTCTTCCAGGAGGCCAGGCTCGCGTCGATGATCCACCATCCGAACGTGGTGGCCGTAGAGGACTTCGGAGAGCACCGGGGAGTGTGCTACCTCGCCATGGAGCTCGTGCGCGGGGAGACCCTCCTCGGCCTCTTCAAGGCCGCGAAGGCGGCCGGCGGCCTCCCGCTCAAGGTGGCGGTGAACATCATAGGGCAGGTGTGCCGCGGCCTGCAGGCGGCCCACGACCTCGTGGACGAGGGCGGCCGGCCGCTGGGGCTGGTGCACCGGGACGTGACCCCGGGGAACGTCATAGTGACGTACGGGGGCGTCGCCAAGCTCCTGGACTTCGGCATAGCGAAGGCCTCCACCAGCGCGGCTATGACGCAGGCGGGGGAGCTGAAGGGGAAGCTGTCCTATCTGGCCCCGGAGGTGCTGATGCAGCAGACCGTGGACCGGAGGGTGGACGTCTTCGCCGTCGGCGTCATGCTCTACATGGCGACCACGGGGTCCCACCCGTTCCGCGACGTCGCGGGGACCCCCGACGGGATCCTGGCGCGCATCATCTCCGACAAGCCGCCGATGCTCCCGTCGGACATGACGGACTTCTACCCGGAGGAGCTGGAGAAGGTGGTCATGAAGTCCCTGGAGAAGAACAGGGACAAGAGGTACTCGGGGGCCGAGGAGGTCCTCCGGGCGCTCGAGGCCGCGGTCCCGGAGGCGTTCGAGCCGGGCATCGAGCGGGAGATCCAGGAGTACCTGGAGAGGCTCCTGTCGGACCGGATAAGCGAGACGACGGCGCAGATCAAGGCGGCCGAGGAGATTGCGGAGCGGAGCTCCCCGGACGTCTCCAGGGTCCAGACCAGGTCAAGGCCGCCGGAGGCCCCGGTCGACACGATGGGGGAGATCCGGAAGGCCCTGTTCTGGGTCATGGGGATCATATTCGTGCCGATGGCCCTGCTCGTCCCCGTGGCCTACCTGTACAAGGAGAAGGAGGTCGTCGAGAAGACGGTGTACCTCCCGGGAGAGGTCCGGACCGTGATAGTCCAGCCGCCCCCTGCCCCGCAACCCGCCGCGGAGGAGAGGCCCGCGCCGCAGGCGCCGGCCGCGAGGCGGACGGCGGAGAGGGTCCAGAAGGCCGAGCCCAGCGTGGCCCCGGCGGTCGAGCCGGCGCAGAAGGAGGTGCCGGCTCCCGTAGAAGAGGCTCACACGGCCCCGCCAGCGGCGCCGACGGTGGCGGCCGCCATCGCGCCGCCGCCGAAGACGGCGCCGCGGTCGAAGACCCCCTTCGAGACGATGCTCGACCCTCAGGCCCCTCCTGCGGGGCCGAGGTCCCTGTCCTCCTCCGAGGGACACCGTCGCCTGACGATAAGCCCGACGGTCGCGCCCTATCGGCCCCAGATACCGAGCGCGATAGAGAACATGGGGCCGTTCCAGGCGAGCGTCAGGATGTGCGTGGGGACCAACGGGGCCCCGACGTCGGTCAGCGTCACGAGCCCCCGGACGCCCGCGCTCGTCCCGGCGTTCCGGAGCGCGATGACGAAGTGGAGGTACCGGCCTCTGACGGAGGGGACGACCCCGGTCGGCTTCTGCTACTCTTTCCAGTACGAGGTGCTCTGAGAATGAGGCCTTTGGTGACAGAGGGCCGGGGTGGAAAGGGACGACGAGAGAAAGGCACTGTTCCTCATCCTCACGACCTTCGTCTACGCGACGCCGGAGAGGAGGCAGGAGACCTACGGGGCGGTCGCGGCCGTCATACGGAGGTGCCACGACACGAGGCTGCTCGACCAGGACGTCCCGGCCGACTCGGAGCTCATGAGCCTGTACGCGTCGCACTTCCCCCTCCCGGAGACGTGAGGGGCCCGAAGGGTCGGCCCCGGCCGGCGTAGCGTGGGGGATGGACCCGCTCAAGAAGCAAAGCCGGGAGCACGAGATGCTGGCGTCGGTCTGCTTCGACCAGTGCTGGCCGCGGGTGTTCCCCTGGGTCAAGCGCATACGGATGGCGACCGAGGAGGAGGACGCCCGGGGCATGGACGTGGTCGTGGAGACCCACGACGTCGGGGACATGCCGGTCCAGGTCAAGAGCTCCCGGAAGTTCCTGAAGAAGCACTTCCGCAGATATCCCGACATCCCCGTGCTCATCATCAACCGGGAGCACACCGAGGAGGAGGTGCGGAAGGCCCTGGCCCGCGTCGTCAAGCGGGAGAGGGAGAAGCGCGTCCCGGGCTACGACAGGACGGCGGAGGGGCTGTCGCCCCGAGAGCCGGAGGCCCCTCGCTCGGGGCCCGTCAGCGCGTCTCTCGGGGACTTCATCAGGCGCAAGGCCTGACGGGGGTCACTCGCCCTGCGAGTGGTGGCCCTTGCCGCGGCGGTCGAAGTAGTACGTGCTGTTCTTCGACTGGTCGCCGTACAGGCTGTGGACGGCCTTCTCGATGGCGTCGAGCGGCTTGGCCAGGTCCTGGACGGTGTCGACCTCGGCGAAGATGCCGGCGACCTTCTTCAGCAGGCCGGCGACCTTCGGGCGGACGGCGGCGTTCTGGGGGCGCGAGGCGACGGCCCAGGCGCGCTCGAACGAGCTGCAGATGTCGTAGATGCGGCGGTAGTTGGCGGCCGGGATGGCCGAGGCGGCCTTCAGGCGCTTGATCTGGTCGCCGATGGAGTCGATGTCGTCCTTCATGGACTGAGAGCCCCAGGGGGACGACTTGTCCTCCCGGGCCTGCTCGGAGAGCAGCTTCGCGGTCTCCTGCATCTCGGCGACAGTGCGCGAGACGGCCTCGTCCTGCGGGTCCATCTGGGCCAGGCGGCGGGACGCGGCGATCAGACTCTTTACGGCTGCTTCCTTGTTCATGGTCTTTCCTCTGTCGGAATTGAAGGGCTATCAGCCCGGCATCTTCTCGTCCTGAAGGGCGACGTCCACCTGGATGTGCTTCTTCGCCTTCTTGCCGATCTTGAAGTTCTGCAGGGCCTGCTCGACGGCCGAGATGAGGTCGTCGGAGTTGACCGTCACCTTCCCGCCCTCGGACCTGCGGGCGGCCACGGCCCGGATGACAGCGGCCTCGACCACGGACTTGACGTAGTCGCCCGTGAAGCCGTCGCACATGTCGATGACGGTCTTGATGGTGTCGGGGGTGACCGACTGGTCCGGGACGACGTTGAGGGACCCCATGAACTTCCGGAGCATGAGGCGGCGGTCCTCGTCGTCCGGGTAGGGGATCTCGACCTTCACGCTGAAGCGCCCGGGCCGGTTCACGAGGGCCTCGTCCATGGAGGCGATGTCGTTGGTGGAGGCCATCACCACGATGCCGGAGTTGGCCTGGGCCCCGTCGAGCTGGGCGAGAAACTCGTTGAGCACGGAGCTGTCCCGGCCGAGCGTGTTGCGGTCGCCGCCGAAGAGGTCCATGTCCTCGATGAAGATGATGCAGGGGGCCAGAGAGCGGGCGGCCTCGAACATGGCCGTCACGTGGTCGGGGTAGAGAATGGACTTGCCGGTGCACCAGATGCGCGTGGCGGAGCCCTCGATCTCGTCCGACGTGGCCCGGAACATGGTGGTCTTCGCCATGCCGGGCGGGGAAATGAGGATGACGTTCCGGTTCGGGATCATGCCGACGGACGCGAGGGCCGACATGTTCGACAGGACGCCGACCGTGTTGTCCCGGATCTGGAGCTTCTTGTCGTCCTTGAGGATGACGTCGCCCCAGGAGGTCGGCTTGATGCCGAAGAAGTCCAGCTTCCCCTTGTCGAAGGAGAGGCACCGGTTGAGGTAGATGTCGTTCGTGCGCATCGACGCGTGAAGGTCGGCGTAGAAGCGCTCGGCGTCCGCCTGGTTGGCGGGGTTCGACATCACGGAGACGAGGCAGCCGTTGCGGTAGAAGCAGAAGTCGCAGCTCACGACGAGCTGGGCGCCGGTGACGCGGTGCCGCACGAAGAAGGTCCCGAAGACGGGGATCGTGGCCGACTCGGTGAGGCTGACGTTCAGCTGCTCCGACTCGATCTTGAACTCGCCCTTGACGGCCTCCTTCCACTCGTAGCTCTCGAGGAAGGGGACGATGTCGTACGGGGCCTCGGGGCCGGCGAAGGCGGAGAAGAGGCGGGAGAAGGCCCAGGCGTTGAGGCTCTTGGCGTAGGCGGGGTAGCCCTGGGAGAGGCTGAGGCAGTTGTGGACCTCCGCGCCGAGCCAGAGCTCCTTGATGTAGGCGACGAGGTCGTAGGGGACGGGGCGGCGGCCCGCGTCCGCCGCGGCGTGCCTCTGGTCCACCTTCTGGAAATAGGAGTCCAGGAGGTAGTTCACCACCCCCGCGGCGGCGTCCGACACCCGGTACTCGGCCGGGGCGAGGGAGCTCAGGTAAGCAGCGACCCTGGACAGACTCATGCGCGTAGGGGACAAAACAAGCCTACCATCCTTCGGCCCGGAAATCTGGCCCCGAACACGATACTGGCGGGCGCGATGAGACAGAAAGTGATGGCGAAGCTGATGAGACTGACGATGACGGACCAGCTAAACCGGCTGCTCCGGGACATCCCAGTGTCGGTCCGCGAGTCGACGAAGACCGACTGCATCTACCTCGGCAAGGGCGTGGTGAACGCCGGGAAGGCGCGGCCGGACGTCACGGTCCGGGTTTTCCTGCGCGACGGGAAGCCCATGGTCTCCGTGACCTCGAGAGAGGTCGGCCTGGACCTCGAGGGAAAGTTCGACACCGCGGAGGCCCAGTCTGCGTTCCCCGAGGCCGTGCGCCGCGCCATCGTGGCGCAGATGAACTGAGTGTCCGACGAGTACATATACGAGATAATCGAGGGGGAGCTCGTGAGGCAGTGCCCAGGATCCCTCTGCTGTCACGGGAGCCTGAAGTGGTGCCCCCTCTGCGGTGACTGCGGGTACGTCTGCGACGACCCGCAGTGCGACACGCACCCGCGGAGGGAAGACCTTAGGGCAAGCCTCGAGGTCCTGGACAGAGAGCTCCGGAAGACGGCGGAGAAGGCACGGGAAGCAGAGATCGTGCTTCTGCAGTCCGAGGAACCGGATAAGTCCCTGCGCCACAACTTGCGACACCACACCTCCTGGTACGCGTCCCTCGAGAACGACACCATGGAGGAAGAGGAGGAGCTCCGGAAGGTCCTCGAGGCCGGCCCGAGGATAGTGCCGAGGAGGACGGAAGAGCGGACGGAGATGGCGCGGGACACCGGGCAGCTCGAGCTCCCGTTCGGATAGTTCGGCTTTTTTCGCCAGGACGGTAGCGTCACCCGATGACGTTCACCGTAGGCGTAGAGAAGCTCCCGTCAGACGCCAGCAACGTCGTTGCCGCGTACGTCCTGCTCAACACGGACGCCATCCTGGCGAACCCGCTCACGGCGGTGAACGACCCGAAGGTCTTCTCGCAGATATACTCAACCCTGGGGCTGGACCCGAAGTCGTGGTTCCTCAGCCAGATCACGCTCTCCGAGGTCACCCAGCCGTTCACGGCCCTGTACGCCTACTCCTTCGCGATCCGGCTGGTCAAGGTCGGGACGAGGGACCCGCTCCTTCTCCAGTTCATGGGCCCTCCCGGGCCTCAGGGGAACGTCGGGAAGAAGGGTAACCAGGGGGATCAGGGAGCCCGCGGGCCGACGGGGCCGGCGGGCGCCACCGGGCCGTACGGAGGCCCTCCGGGGCCGACAGGCGCCACGGGCGTCCAGGGCCCGACGGGCGCACAGGGCCCCACGGGCCCACGAGGGTTCCAGGGATCGCCGGGGACGACGGGGCCGGCCGGAGGCCAGGGGCCGACCGGCCCGTTCGGCAACCCGGGGCCGCAGGGGCCGCCGGGGCCGACGGGCCCGCAGGGCGCCATCGGGCCTCAGGGCCCGACAGGGGGCGGGGCCCCGGGGCCGACAGGGCCGCGCGGAGCGACGGGGCCGGCGGGCTTCGGCACCACGGGGCCGGCGGGGCTCCCCGGGGCCACGGGCCCGAGGGGCGCCGGGTTCGCTCCGGGCCAGCTCCTGAGGAGCGACCTCCCGATCTTCGCGGGTGGCCTGACGAACACGGCCAGCGGGGCGGTCGTCGCCGGGGCCCAGTCGTTCAACCCCGACAACTACCGGATGAGCGGGGCCGCGCTCTCGGTAAAGCTGGTTGCCATGGCGAACCGCAGCGTCTCCGGGACCGGGTTCGTGTCGGTCAGAAGCGTCACGGACGGCGGGGCCGGGGTGGCTACCCTCCCCGTCAGCGGGTCGAGCCTCGCGAAGTACTCGTCCGCGCCGGTCTCGTTCCTGTCCTCGGACAAGGTCTACGAGATCGTGGTCGACCGCGGGTCGGCGGTCGGCATAGGCGTCGGGTACGTCGGGTTCGAGATCGACCGGACGTTCTGACGTAGGTCCTCAGGGCGGCCGGGTAGAGGGCGCCATGAGAGCAAACCTGATCCTGATCGCGGCGCTGACGGCGGCCTGCGCGCGCGGCCAAGGGCCGGAGGCGCCGGTCGCGGACGCCAGGGTCGTGCAGGTCCTCTCCCTCGAGGACCTGGAGGCCCGGGAGGCCGGAGAGGAGGCGCAGGCCAGAGCGAGGGCGGCCTTCCCCGAGGAAGAGTGCGCGGTCGCGACGTCCGAGATAGGCGGGTCGTTCACGCGGGCGGGGGCCGACCAGACGATGACGTCCGTCACGGCCGGGCCGTGCTCGGGGCCAGGATCCCGGAACGAGCTCGTCGTGCACGAGGCAGGGAGGGAGGTCTGGCGCGGCGACGGGGCGCCGGCGGTGAGGGCGGTCGACGTCGACGGGGACGGCCAGGACGAGTTCGTCAAGGTCTGGAAGGACTGCCGAGGGGACCAGTGCCGGGCCGAGGCCTGGCTCTCCCGGACGTCCGGTGACGTCCTCCACGTCGAGGACGCGGAGGAACAGCACTGCGAGGCCGTCGGGAGAGTCCGGTGGACCTCCGTAAGCCTCCTTATCCGGGGCCGGCAGGCCGAGGTCGCGAGGAGCGAGCACTGGAGGGAGTGCCGCTAGGCGGCACTCCCTCAGGCCGTCACTTCACGAGGTCGTAGCACTTCACGAGCATGCTGTAGCTGATGGGCTTCGCCACACTCCGGGTCCCTATCCCCTTCACCACGGTAGGGACGGCCTTGTCCTTGCCGAGCTCGGCGATCTCGATGACGCGCCCGGCCTGCCCCGTGTAGGGCTTGGCGGACCAGCGCTGCCCGACGCTCACCCCGGCGTCGGCTGCGGCGGAGGGGCGACGCTTGCGGCGCGTGACGGGCATGGAAGGCTTACGGCCACGAGGCGCTGCCCCGAGACCGAGCTCCTGCCTTACCAGATCCCGGACGACCTCCGGGAGAGCCTCACGCACGACTTCCGCAATGATCTTCTTCATCTCCATCTTAGTTTCTCCTAGGGGCGGCACAGGCCAGCCCCGAGGAGGAAGATAGAGGAGGAGATCCGGGATCTACGGACGATCAGAAGTCGGCGGCCCGGAGGGTCATCCCGGAGAGGACGATCAGGGGATGCCGCCGGTCGCTGTCGCGTAGGCCGGGGAGGCGGCGGTCGGGACGTAGCGAACGATGGCGTCGCGCATCCAGTACCGGACCCCGTCGTAGTAGAGCTCGTCGATGTTGAAGCCGCCAGTGTAGCCGATGGGGGCGCCGCCCGCGTTCTCGAGGAACGAGTTCTTCAGGCCGTCCGCCCACACCCCGATGTTCTGGATCGGCTGCACGCCGGTCGCCCCCGCGGGCCACACGGGGCCGCTATAGACGGTCCTCGTGAAGTACTGGCGGAGGACGAGGGGGCCGGCGCCGGCCGGGGGCAGGAAGTGGAACGTGACGTTCGTCCCGACGGCGACGGCCTGGTTCGGGCCGAGGGACCAGTCGATGGTCTGCGTGAGGCCGCCGGGGGAGGCGATGTGTTCCGGGCCCTGGTAGCCGACGCCGGCCGGGCCGGTGGGGCCCGGGGCGCCCGTGGGGCCGACGGGGCCGCCGGAGGGGCCGGTGGGGCCCTGGGGGCCGACCTGTCCGGTCGGGCCTACCTGTCCGGTGGCGCCCTGGGGTCCGGTGGCGCCCACGCCGGTGGCGCCCTGGGCTCCCGTGCTGCCGCGAGGGCCGGTCGGGCCGGTGAAGCCGGGGCCGGTCGGGCCCTGGGGGCCGGTCACGCCGGGGGAGCCCTGGAGGCCCTGGGGGCCGGTGGGCCCGCCGAAGGGGCCGGTCGGGCCCTGGGGGCCGGTCACGCCGGGGGAGCCCTGAGGCCCGCCGAAGGGGCCCGTGGCGCCCTGCTGACCCTGAGGCCCGGTGACGCCGGGCGATCCCTGGGGCCCCTGGGCGCCGACGCCGGTGGCGCCGCGCGGGCCGGTGGGCCCCTGAGGGCCGAGGGCCCCGGTGAGGCCGACGAGGCCGTCCGCGCCGGTCGGGCCCTGAAGGCCGGTCGGGCCCTGAGGCCCGACAGAGCCCGTATGACCGCGCGGGCCGGTGGGGCCGGGGACGATGAGGACGCCGGGGAGGCCCGTGGCAGCGCCGGCATCGTTATAGATCTTGACCTCGATGTCCGACATGGTCACCGAAGACGGGATTAGAGGCCTCGTCTATACGACCGGGTTGGTACCGTCAGGAAGGATGCAAGGCGCCTGGCGGAACACGGCGGCAATGACGGTCGGATACTGGGGAGGGAGTGGGGCCTTCAACGCCGTCACCGGGGCCTTGGAGAGGCACCTGACGGGATGGCTCGCGGTCGGGGCCGCGCTGACGGCGCTGGCCGCGGCGTCGGACTTCCTGCGCCGACAGAGCTCGGCCCGGTGAGCGTCGCCGCCCCCGGGCCGTCCCGTGGAGCGCGGGCCGAAGCCCGCGCCGCGCCTCAGATCCTGATGCGGACCTGGAGCGTCGAGGTGATGTACTCGAGGGGGAACACCGGGACGTAGATCGCCTCGGTGCGCATGATCGTCGGGTCGTCCTCGTCCACCGAGACCGCGATGCCGGCGACCTTGGTCACGATCTGCTGGTCGATGAGCGTCGAGAAGAGGCCGACGAGGGCGTTCTCCACGGTCTTGATCAGCGAGCCCGTGAACTTCTGGCCGATGTACGGGTCGAGGACGCGGCGGATGGACTGCTGGACGTACTGGATGGTCAGCGTGACCGAGGGGGTCCTCGTGATCACGTTGCTCACGTTCGTCGTCAGGCCGTGGCGGACGCGCATCCCGGCGTCGACCTGCTCGATGACCGTGACGCCGGAGACGGCGACCTGGTTCGCCTCGGTCGGGTCGAGGACGCGGCCGAGCTTCTTGAAGTTGAAGACCTGGCGGCGGGTCCAGGGCGTGGCGACGTCCACGGACGGGTTGCAGGACGAGCCGGCCAGGGCCGCGGCCATGTAGGTCGCGTCCACCAGCTGGTCGAACGTGTTGCCGTTCGCGTCCTGGACCGACAGGACGTACGAGTCGGGGTAGGACACCACCATGAGCTCGGAGGCGAGCCCCTGGGCGATGGAGGTCACGCCCAGCGGGTTCGTGCCGGCGGCCGGGCCGACGACGCCAATGCGCTCGCCCTCCTGGCGCGGGGACGACATGAACACGCAGTGCTGGTTCAGGTAGCCGAAGATCTCCGGATCGGTGCCGAGCGGGGTGATGACGTCCGGCTTCACGGAGCCCTCGATGGGGCTGCGCTGCTCGTCGATGGCGGCCTTGAAGGAGGCCGTCGAGGCCTGGGACGTGCCAGGGGCCTTCAGGACCTGCTTCAGGCCAATGAGGACCGCGCCGTTGTCGAGGGACACCGAGGCGGCCAGCGACAGCGGGAAGTCGGGGGTCGGCGGGCCGAAGTTGGCGCGGATCGCCTTCTTGTCGCGGAAGAGCTTGGTGGCCAGGCTCGTCTTGGCGTATTGGTAGCTGATGTAGTAGATGTCGCCCACGGCCGGCTCATTGCCGCTCCTGCCGTAGGTCGTCAGGAGGGCGGTCGTCTCCACGGCGGTGCCGAGGGTGTTGTAGACCGTCATCTCCAGGCCAGGGATGCAGCGGACCGGGATGGAGGCGTCCGCCGTGATCGTCGAGTCGACGATCAGGGTGAACGATCCGCCGTCCGCGTAGTCGCCGGCGGTCGGCGGCAGCACAGTGAAGCGCAGGCCGGTGACGGCGTCCGTGTAGGTCTGGCCGGGGATGCCGGTGCCGGAGGACCCTCCCGGGGCCGAGCTCGAGACCCGGAAGCCAGACTGGGCCGCCTCGCCGGAGTCGCCGCTCGTGCCCGGGACGATCCCGATGCCGGTGTCGGGCACGAAGGTCGTGTTGCCGACGTTCGTGAACGTGATGGTCGAGGTCGAGCCCGCGGTGAGGGAGTCGATCCGCAGGAAGTTCCCGAGTCCCGGGGCCAGGATGCCCCACGCGGCGGCGAGGGCCGCGAAGCCCGAGCTGGCGTTGAGGGCGGCGGCGATGAGGGACGCGGTGGGCTGCCGGCGGAGAGAGGTGGCGCCGGGCGTGAAGCCCAGGACGGTGTTCGCGGTGCCGAGGGCCGAGGCCGTGACCACCGAGGAGACCGTGTTGACCCTGGAGTCCAGGACGACGAGGCCGGCCTGGGCGCCCTGGCCGACGCGCGCCGCGACCTGGGCGTTCGAGGCCGAGGTGGCGTTCGAGCCGTCCGCGATCTGGTGGTAGGTCGTGTCCGCGATGTGCGCGTTGTAGGCGGTCTTGGCCGCGTACAGGAAGCGCACGGCGGAGGCGAGGTCCGTCGGGGCGGGCTCGGAGATCGTGTGCTCCGTGTCCGCCGCGAGGTGGAACACGGTGCTCGCGATGTGGGCGTGGTACTTCGAGCGGATGTCGGCGCACAGGGTGAGCAGCGTCGCGAGGTCGGTCGCGTTCGTCGCCGTCACGATGTTCGTCGAGTCGTCCGAGACGTGGACGCCGACCGCGGTGCGGTGGTTGTTGTAGTCCGACTTGATCTCGTTGCCGAGGGTCACCGCCGCGGCCAGGATGGTCGCCTTGTCGGCCGCGGGGGCCGTGGCGGCGTAGCCGGCGTTGATGTAGTCGACGACGGCCTGAACCGGGACGGCGGTGCCGGCGGGGAGCTGCGCGGAGTAGCTCTGGCCGTCGATGCCGAACAGGAAGAGGTCGTTGATGCCGGCCGAGATGTTGTACGCGCCGGTCTTGGTGCCGACGAGCTGGGCCGGCTCGTTCAGGGCGTTGTAGGAGCCGAGGCTCTCCAGGTTCGGCGAGAGGCCGAGGGCCGCCGCGCCGTTGGTCTGGCCTGCCGCGGTCGGCGACAGGACCTTCACGTTGGAGAGCAGGCCGTTCGTGGCCGACTTGACGTTCCTGCCGACGACCTTGAGGAGCTCCTCCGTCCCGTAGGTGACGGAAGAGGCCAGGTTGTTCGGGGCCGTGGTGGCGAACGTGGAGCTCCCGTCGGCGTGGGCCTGGGCGTCGGCGTCGACGGCCGAATTGATCGCCGAGACGACGGCCGAGACCGAGGTCAGGCCGCTCAGGTTCACGGTGATGGTCACGCCGTCGATCTGGAGGACCAGGCGGGCGGTGGACGGGAGGGCCGCGAACGGGGTCGTGACGGGCTGGCTGAGCAGCTGCGCCTTGAAGGCCGTAGAGAGGTCCACCGAGACCGGGGCGTTGCCGTCGACCACGATCCCGCCGAAGACGCGGGTGTAGGTGTAGATGTCGTACGGGTCTGACTCGGCGTTCGAGAACGACGCGTGGGAGGCGGGCAGGAGCGAGGTCAGGAACTGGACGGTGACCGTCTCGGCGACGGGGTGGCCGCCGTAGTGGATCGCGTCCGGCACGTTCTGCACGCCGCTCGGCCACTGGACGCTCTGCGGGAGGGCGGTCTTGGTGCCGAACTTGATGCCGTACAAGAGCGCGTTGTTCTGCGCCTGCGAGCGGATGGTGTACTTGCCGACGCCGCTCGGGCCGGGGGTCGCGACCTCGAGGGTGTAGGTGTCCTCCTGGAGCGTGCTGTACCAGAAGGTCGCGAAGGCGGCCAGGTCCGCGGGGACCGGGTCCTTCAGGGTGATGATGTTCGTCGCCGAGTCGACCTCGAGCACGGTGACCGGCGGGCGGGCGTACGCGTCGCGGAAGCTCTTGCCGACGTACACGGTGACGAGGTCCGGGCGGTTCGTCGGGAGGTCGATGCGGCCGTTCGTGATCGTCTGGTACAGGCTGGTGCCGAGGGGCGTATCGCGGCCGTTGCCGGTCGTGGCCTGGAGCGGGAGGACGAAGCGGGTCGTCGAGACCGTGTTCGTGGTCGGGTCGGTGTAGCGGGAGACGGGGACGCCGAAGATCCGGTTGTCCACCAGCATGCCGACGACCTGGGTGGAGTCGAACGGGGTGGAGCCGGTGGTGTCGCCGGCCACGACCTGCCACGAGGTGCCCCACACGATCTTGGACTGGTCGCCGTCGTTGACGATGACGAAGTCGGGGCCGTTGAGGTAGTCGCGGCGGCCGGGGGCGATGCCCACGTTGCCGACGAACACGACGTTCGAGTTCGGCAGGTAGTCGAACGTGTCCTGCCAGGTGTTGAACCAGTACTGGACCGTGACGATGGAGCCGTCGTTCGGGGCGAACGGAAGGGTGACGTCGCTGTTGGCGCCGTCGACCGAGGACGGGACGACCTGCAGGCCGTTCACCATGACGACGACCTTGGTCGTGTCGGTGGTGGTGATGCCGCCGTCCGAGCCGTCGACGATCGGGCCGTTGAAGACGCGGAAGGTCCTGTTGCGGCCGGTGTAGTCGCCGGGGTTGAAGCCCAGGATGCCGTTGGCGGCGCCGGAGCCGATGCGGACGTTGCCGAGGGCAACGAGCTGCGCGTGGGCGAGGCCCTCCGCGTCGAGGTGGACCGAGGAGGTCAGGCCGGAGATCGCCGCGGCGTTGATGTCGCTGGCGATGTCGGAAGCCGAGCGGGTGCCGGGCGTGAGCTTGACGGTCGAGACGGAGGTCGAGTCGTTGACGTAGACCTCGAGGAGGTCGTTGACGTCAGCCTGGATCTCGTAGGTCTCCGCCTTCGGCGTGACGAGGACCGCGGGGCCGGAGGTCACCTGCGCCGACACGTTGTCGGTGATGCGGGTGTCCTTGCGGTGGAAGAAGTAGTTGACCGAGACAACGTCGTTCGGGCCGGGAGGGACGAGCAGGGAGATGATGCCGTTCAGGCCGTCGCACTGCGCGACCACCGTCTGCTGACCGTTGACCGAGACCGAGACCTTCGAGACGTCGTAGTTCGTCTTGCCGGAACCCTCGCCCGTGACGATCGGGTAGTTCCTGACGCGGAACGAGGCGCGGCTCCCGTCCTGCTGACCGAGGATCGGGTTGTTCGCCGTGCCGCCGACGACCCATCGGCCCGTAGGGTCCTCGCCGAAGATCGGCGTGTCCGCAAAGCTCGAGGAGCCGCGGATCATCTCCACGTCCGTCTGGGTCAGGGTCTCCTGTCCAACGCCGATGATGACCGGGACCCGGAGGCCTCCGAGCAGCTGCCCCACAACGGGGTCCACGATGGTCTGGGTGTAGACTCCGGGCGGCGCGTAGGTCGTGAACGGTCCGATGGTCATCTCAGCTCCTGTGTCTCGAGCAGAAGTCTAAATATCAGTATTCTCACGCGTTTCGCGAACAAAGTCTCAGTATCGGTCTGGTATGGTCCAAGGCGTATCCGAGAAGCGCCGCCTGACGTGACCGGTCGCAATGAAGAGCCTATTGAAGACGCTGCCGCGCGTGACCGAGAGAAGGTTCGAGAGCCTGGACCTGAGGACCAACCTCGAGCTCTTCGACGGGCTCGCGAGCTACCAGGAGGCGGCGGAGAAGGACAGGGCCCTGATAAACGCCATCGTGGACACGATGGTCGAGGTCGAGTCCAACGACCTAAGGGTGTCCAGGCTGTCCGTCATCCGGAAGGGGAGGAAGACAACAATCCGCGCCTTCTCGGAGAACGGGACAAGGTTCCCGGGGCCCGGGGGCAGGATGACGACGGAGGCCAGGACGGTGATCCGCCACGAGACGTGCCCGGCCTGCGGGAGAGTCGTCTACGACGAGTACAGGACGGAGGCCGAGTATCACCAGAGGGGGTGCGACGCCATCAAGGTGTACGAGGTCATGGAGGACTAGCCGCCGGACTCGCGGGCCTTCTTGAACATCTTGAGGCCCGCCTCGCGCGCCTTCAGGGTCGCCTGGTCCGTGGGGACGAACCCGCCGTCGCGGGTGTCGGAGATGGCCACGGACTTCGTCTCCTTGCGGACGGCGTCCCGTGCCTCCTTGCGGGGCTCGTACGCCTTCCAGCGGCGGTTGGCGGACCGCCCGACGGCCTTGTCCAAGGAGGGGTAGTCGAGGTCGTGAGAGCCGGACGAGGAGCGGCCGCTAGTGGGGTCGCTGCCGGCCTTACCGGCGAACTGGAAGTTGGAGGCCGAGGGGACGCGCGGCGCGGGGACCCCGCACCCCGGGCATGGATACTCCTTGGAGTGCTTCTCGGCCTCGGAGCGGCTGAGGTGGAGCTCCTCGAACGTGGCCTCGCAGGCGTCGCAAGAGTACTCGTACGTGGGCACGACCGACGATACCGTCAGCGCATGCGCTCGAACTGCGGACGGCGCCCCTTGATGGAGGCGACGCCGGCGAGCTCCCACTTCTTCGCGGCGGCCCGGACGAGGTCGGACTGGGCCGTCCCGGCGAGGTTGCCCTGCTCGCGCTCCCGGGCCTTGGACACCGTCTCCGCCCGGTAGATCTCGATCGGAAGAGGAGTGTAGATCTCCCAGTCGACGCGGATGGACACGCTCACGGAGCCGTCGTAATAGTAGTCGTCGATCTCGGTGACGTAGACCTCCTCCGACTCCCCGCCCGGGGAGACGTCGAGGAGCTCGAGGCCGTCGAAGCCGAGCTGGTTCTGGCGCTCGAGGATGGAGGCCACGACGTAGTCCGACATCTTCTCCCGGTCCTCCGGGTCCTTGGTGAAGACGACGAGCTCGAAGGTGACCTCGAACTTTCCGCCGTGCACGTCGGCGACCTCGGAGCGGGTCTGGCCAACCACCACGGCCAGCTTGTCCCCGGCCTGGTGCCGGTCGCCGAACGCGATGACGGCGCCGGGGATGGAGTCGTAGTCCGCCGCGTCCGTCCGGTAATAGTACGGACCCTGCACGGGGAGCTTGTACCTGTAGTCGGCGAAGACGTTCGTGCCGGGAGGGACGGGCTTCAGGAAGGTGATGAGGCCCTCCGCGTAGTCCACCTCGAAGTCGACCCCGTCAACCAGGGGGCGGCGGCCGTCCGCCCAGAGACGTACGGCGCCGGGGTAGATGCCCTGCCTGGAGAGCTGGGCGTCCTGGCCGAAGATGAGGAGCATCTCGTCCGACACCGTGAGGATGGGCTCCACGGTGAAGGTGCCGGGGACGTTCCTGGCGTCGTTCGGGACAGTCTTGATGTCGAGGACGTAGACGCCGGGCGGGCTCGGGAACACGGAGCGGTCGGGAGAGTACTTCTCCAGGAGCGACTTGTTCTCCATCACCCACTCGACGGTCGTCCCCGGCTGCTCCCCGACCATCGCCTGCATGACGAAGGAGGAGAGCCTCCCCATATAGTTGTCGGCGGCGAGGCGGATACGGTCCGCCGACGCGTTATTGACGATGATCCCGCGCTGGGGGCGCTGATCGAAGGCGTACTTGTTCTGGACGTTCTGAGAGTCGCCCCTGTAGCGCGGGTGCGCATACAGGATCTGACGGAGCTCCTCGATGAGGCGCTTCTTCGTCGCGTTTGTCAGAAAGTTCTTCACGTCGTCCGGCCGGGATTGGAGGCCGAAGCGGCGTTACTTGGAGCGGTAGTGGGCGACGAGACGGGCGGCGAGCTCGGCCTTGTTCCCCGTGGAGTCGAGGCCGGCGGCCTCCGCCATGGAAACGAGGACAGCCTTCGTGTTCTCGCGCTCGAGCTTCTCGGCGAACTCGACGTCCGAGAGGGACTCGTCGCTGGGGGCGTCGGCCGGAGGA